TTGTCCAGGTTGACAGAGGAATCTACCTCTGTAGAACGGCAACGTGAGCTGATCAAAAAGTGGTCGGAGATGAACGACCACACCATCGTGGGGTGGGCTGAAGACGTAGACGTCTCGGGGTCTATCGACCCCTTCGAGGCACCCGAGTTAGGGCCGTGGTTCCAGGAGGACAAACGGGGAGACTGGGACATCCTGGTCGCCTGGAAGCTGGACCGAATAGGTCGACGGGCGATACCACTGAACAAAGTGTTCGGGTGGATGCTGGAGCACGAGAAGACTCTCGTGTGCGTGTCCGACAACATCGACCTATCGACGTGGGTTGGCCGGTTGGTGGCCAACGTCATCGCCGGGGTCGCGGAAGGCGAGTTAGAAGCTATCCGAGAACGGACCAAGGCGTCCCGTAAGAAACTGCTGGAATCCGGTCGATGGACCGGGGGGCCGGTGCCATACTGGCTCATCCCAGAGAAGTTACCGGAGGGCGGGTGGGTGTTGTCTCTGAATACCGAAACCGCACCAGTACTTCGCCGTGCAATAGACGAGGTGTTAGACGGTACTGCCGTACACACCGTTGCTGAACGTCTCAATGACCAAGGGGTTCCCAGCCCTGGTGGGAAGAAGTGGACATCGCAGACGTTGTGGCGGATTCTTCAGCATAAGTACCTTAAAGGCCATTCCACCGATCGCGGTAAGACGGTGCGAGATTCATCGGGTGTACCTATATCCAACTGCGAAGCCTTGCTTACTCCTTCTGAGTGGGATCGGCTGCAAGCCGTGCTAGCCCAGTGGAAACTACCCGAGACATCGAATCGAGTGAAAAACACATCGCCACTTCTCGGGGTGGTTGTGTGTTACATATGTGACAAGCCTTTGTACTACCGGAGCTACACCCGCAATTACGGTAAGGGGTTATACAGAAGCTATTACTGCCGGACGCATAGGACCCCAGGCATTGATGCAGACATGCTAGAGGCATTTGTAGAAGAGAGGTTCCTAGAAGAATTAGGCGATGTAAATGTTCGGGAACGCCTGTTCATCCCGGCTGAGAATCACCAAATCGAATTAGATGAGGCTGTGCGGGCTGTGGAGGAACTTACGTCCTTGCTAGGCACAGTCACATCAACCACCATGCGTTCGTCCCTCATGGCTCAATTGACGGCCTTGGATTCCCGGATATCGGTACTAGAGAAACTACCTACTTCGGAATCCCGGTGGGAGCTTCGGGAGCTGGACCGAACGTATGGGGACGTATGGCGGTCAAACGATGATCCGCAAGCGCGGCGTCGTTTCTTGGTCGGTTCGGAGATAGTAATCGCCGCCACCCTACTAGGTGGGCAACAGATGGAAATTCGTCTGCCCCCGGATCTGTTAGAAATTCTAGCTAGGAAAGGAATCACATGAAGAAGCTGGTACCAATGGTGCTGCTAGCGCTGACGGCATGTAGTACCAACCACGAGACGCCTACAGAAGCTCCGGTGAAGCGGGGTGTAGTTGTATTCGAGGTCGGGGGTGACTATTCGTTCGCCTCGTACGATGACAACTTTCAGAACGGTATCCAGTTCCAGCCCGGACAAACCCGAGTTGAACTCAAAGGCGACAACGTTCCACAGAGCCCTAAGCCGTTGTACACCTGGGCCAATTCAGGAGAGGGCCGGGATACCCAGGCGTGGTGCCGAATCACCGTAGACGGTGAGGTGAAAGCGGAACAGCACACCGAGGGTGACGCCAATGACCCCACCTGTGTGGTATCCTGACCCTGCGCCGCCTCACGGCGCACCCCCCATGGTAGGTACCCCCGGTGTTTCGGCACTGGGGGTATCACTATCTATAAGTAGACGCGCGACGGGTTTGGAAGGCGGCTAGGCGCTCTCTACCACAGATCCGGCAAGTCCAAGCCACGTACCCGTCTTTTCTGGTGGCGAATCTTCCGTCGTCCTTACCATGTCTACCGCACCCTTTTCTTTCCGACAGTGGTACAGGGGGCCTGCCAACCCTTTCGCATACCGCGTCCCTTCGGAGGATGTTCTCTTGGTTGGTCACCACTTCCATATGACTTGGGTTTACGCACAGCTTGTTTCGGCAAAGATGGTCGATAGTCATACCTTCAGGGATTGGACCGTTAGCTACTATCCAGGACGCCCTATGCGCTCCTGTGTACCGCTGCCGATCACCCGCCCGTACTTTAACCATGCCGTATCCGTGTCGGTCCACCCGGCCTGTCCACTGCCAGCACGGTCCTTCCGAGACTACGTACTTTCCCGATATAGCGCTCTCCCACTTAGGTTTTAGAAGCTCTTGGGCAGTCGTGCAGATCGTCCTCAATGTTTTTCCTTTTTTCGTTACATACAAAAACACCCCCAGGCCACACCCAAAAGGCGCGTACCTGGGGGCTTTTCGTGTACTACTGGTATCCCATCAGGGATAGTGCTTGTTCGTGTGATGTGCAATCTTCGATGCGACACAACGGTGTTAGACCGTTGGCCGGGTCAAAGTCGGCGTCAAGAACGACCGCGTTCTCGTCGGCCAAGAAGACGTCGACCGTCTTCGGGAGGTGAAGCATGTTCACCGGGATACCGAGTAGGTTTCCGAGTGATTCAGCGGACGCCACGGTGATCAGGAGGTACCACGTGGTTTCACCATCAGTGCATCGGTAGTGGTTGGTCTTGGGACAGAAATGCGGTAGGAACTCTGAGATCAGCTCAGCCGTATGCACATTCACGCCTTCCAGAACACCCACAGAACACCTGTAGCACCATTACCACCCCATCCGCCACCGCCGCGGCTACCGGTGCTGAAACCAGCCCCGCCACCACCGCCACCACCGCCACCTCCGGGGTATCCACCGTTGGCACCGTTACCGCCGACAGCTTGGGCCAAGGTGCCCGTGGGGTTACCACCCCCACCGCCCCCAGCACCGCCACCGCCGCATTTGATCTCTGCACCAGCTGAGACCGCGCCTCCAGCCGTACCCGTGCCAGCCGGTAGTGCGCTGGGAGATCCACCCACGCCGCCCATGGCGGCAGCAGACGAAGACCCTGTTACACCGTATGTTCCATAGCTGGCTGATGTGCCAGCCTTGAACCCGCCCTTACCTCCGCCACCCCCGCTGCCGGGGGTGGAAGACGTTTGTTGGTACCCGAATTCCCCTTGGATACCACCCGCGCCCCGCGTCGTACTTAAATACGAACCGAACGAGGTGTGTTGTGCGTTAGTCCCGATCGTTACGTCAACCGGCCAGGTAATCGAATCTGGATCTAGCTTGAGCGCTAGGTATCCGCCGTTCACACCACCTGCGCCACCATTTCCACCGGTAGTGGTGGTGCCGCTGGAGCCACCGGCCCCGTTGTCGCCTGCACCGATTCCGATAACAACGAGTTCGCTTATGGTGGTGGAGGGTTTGGCGTACGACTGTGAAGACGTGATCGTGTCCACGGTGTAGCCGTTGATTACAGCTTGCTTGATCGTTTCGATCGTCGTTTGAACTTCGGCAGGCGTGCCCGTAGCGGACGACCCACCGAACCAACCGTTGACGATCGCCTGTCCGGTGGCGACGAGATCGTTACCGATACCGACGACTGTGTCTCCGAGGTCGTCCAAACCCTCAACGACAGACGAGGCGATAGTTCCGACGATACTTCCACCGTCGAGTTCTCCGTCGACCGTAAGTGCTTGTGTCTTACCGGTTAGCGCGTTCCACCAGTCTTGCAACATCGCAAGAGCCCCGTTGATCGGGGCGGTGAACGCTCCGCTGATGATGTCGAGGATCTGGTTCAGAACCGACATGATGTACGGGATAGAGTTCAGAGGGTTAAGCATGTTGATGAACTCTTGAACGAGTTCACCGAAATCGTCTGATACTCCACCGGTTACCTGACGAAGGAACCCGAGGAAGTCTCCGACCAACAACAGTTTACCGAGCCCGGTAAACCAGTTGATGATCGTTTGTACCGCTGTGGGAACGTCTTTGAACATCGCAGCGGTCGCGCCGGGGATAGCGGGCATGAACTGCTTGAGCACGTCCAGGGGCATCCTGAGCAGGTTGGCTGCGAGGGCTCCCAGCTGGTCGATGAACGAAACCACCGGCATGTATAGCGATTTGGCAATCGTCTCGGTCATGTCCTGACCGAAGTTGAACCCCTCACCGAGTGCGTTGTTACCGCCGACTACGTAGGCACCATCGGGGGCGGGCTGATGCGGGGTTGTCATCGGTACCCCCTAATCAGTCGAAGGCGGTCACCTTCGATCCGGTCTTCTCGTTCTTGCTGAACGTCCTTACGGAGAGCGGAGATATCTCGCTCCACGTTCGAGAACCCGGTCTCTACAGCCTTTGTGAGGCGGTCTATGTCCGCTCGGAGGTTGGTGCCGTGGTCGTTCTTGACTTCGTGTTTGATGGTCTTGAGGTCTCGGTTCTGCTTGCGCAGGTTCATCCACACCGGCAGTACCGCCGCCAGTAGTCCAGAGAGGCTAAGGCCAAACAGGGCAACGACGTCCATCCAATCATCCGGGTTGAACGGAGTGATGTTCACTTCGGTGTGACGTGTCTACGAATCCACAGTCCGAGGATGATCGGGCCTACCACGCCGTACACGGCCATGATGGCTTCGATCGCGGCCTGGTCTAGAACCTGCTTACCGACGATGACCGCGATCAGGTTGGCGACGGCGAACAGACCGGCGCGAACCACGACGGGTTCGGTTGCCTTCTTCACGATCTCTTCGAACGTGTCGTCGTCATCTACGACCAGACCGCCCGTGTCCATAGGGTCGTTCTCAGCCATCTTCTGGCTCCTCTCGATTAAGTTCTTGTGCAACATCTCTGCGGGGAAGAGGCCCCGGAAGTCGACCGTCTCTCTCGAACTGGCGCAGCATGACGTCGCTCTCTTGGATGGTCATTTCGCGTGTGTCGGGGAGTACTACAGGTGGTGGGGTAGCCGTACCAACCGGCACCCAACGGGCAGCGTTGTTGTAGATGTGGCTAGGGCCACGGAACGCGCCTTGGAGTTCTATCGTCTGCTCGGGGAGCTGGCTGACGTGGATGTTGCCGTTCTCGTCAGCCAGCCCTTCCAAGTAGTCCCGATGCCTAAACCCGCACTCCCACAGATGCTTAGACCACTGCCGTAGAAAGCCGGGGTGCGTTACCGCACCGATACCGGCGAACGTGGGCATATTCCGCAGAGCCCAGACAACGTGCTCTTCTGGGTTGTGCGGATCGGCTTCTTGCTGTGAGGGAATGCCGGGTTTGAAGGTCATGGCGGGCCTTTCGTAGGAAATCCTTTACACAAAGGGTTCTTGTGTATAGGTTTTGGTACGCGGTTACAGAACGCCAAGATCACCCAACGACGAGTTAATGTCGCGGATCATCTCGAACGCCTTGAGCATCGGATCTTGTGGTTCGCGGTATCCGACTTCGATCTCCCAACCCTTAGGGCCGTCTGCACCCCATGAGTAGCTGATCTTGGATACACGTTCGACAAATATCGTGTACGGGTCAGGGAAACCGAGAACCGTTGTACCGATGCGGTCTCCGAGCCAGAAGTGACCGTAGCCGGGTGCCCCGATGTAGTACGGGGCTGCGTCCGAGATCTTCAGCGTGTGCGACGTGTGGGCTCTGGTTGCCCAGATCTTCGCCCGTATCGCCATGATCGCGGAGAGCGTGAACGCTTTGTCCGCGCCGTCTGCCCAGCCCTCGTAGTAGTGGAAATCTCCAAGCCCGGTGATGGCGTTCTCCAACCCCGGAAGGGGTAGCGAGAGTTCCATAGCCCGTAGGGTCGGGATCTCCATGAACGCGAGGATCGTGTCTGAGTAGATCGGGTTGGCGATAGCATCGATAGCACCACCGATGGGCGGGAGCTGAACTTCGATGGCAGCCGAAATATGCGCTGCCAGTAGGTCTCCACCCATCTGAATAACCGCTGAGATAGCCTCGTTGACGCCAGGCATTGACTGCCCGCCGGTTAGGAACGAGGTGTCGGTAGCCTCGTAGTACTTGAACTCCGAGGACTTGATACCGGTTAGCGGACCCTCTTGGTAGACGACGTGGGGTGCCTTAGGGTTGGTCCCGAGGAACCACGGCACGTAGTACTCGCCGGGGTAAGTCGGGTCACCGTGGTAGACCTCAACACCTTCGGTAGTACCGTCCGAAGCGATGTTGACGATCGCACGGACCAAACCGACGAGTATCGAACCGCCGAAAGCGGTTTCGGTACCCCAGCCTGACTTGTCTTCGATGTCCCAGACCAGGCAGCCGTTACGCAGTGGGAAGGTGGTCTCGTTGAGAATCCCGCCGTACTTGTGCGCGAACGGATGTGGGTCTTCACCCTTCAGGTACCGGCGTGGAACCCACGACAACTGGGCATCTTCCATGACCCGTTTGGCCACGTCGAACATCGACTTGAACCGGGAGAAGACGATTGCCAGATTGGAGTTGTCGTCCAGAAGGTCCAACGGGGAACAGATGTTCCGCCAGTTCGATGGTAGGAACGACAGACCCATCCACTCGGTTGGATCTAGTGGATTGTCAGGCAGCGTGAGCCACGACGTCTCCAACCGGAATAGGTTGACGAACAACGTGACTAGCAAGCACCACTTCGCGGGTCCGAAGATCACCCACATCTTCGGGAACTGGAACTCAGGCCGTAGGAACGGGTTAGCCCAGCAGTACATGTGCTTGAGTTCTTCGATGTCGTGAAGGAAGGTGATCTCTAGGTAGCAGTCACCGGACTCTTCACGAACAACGCGGTAGGACTCCATCCGTCCCGACCACCGAGCACCTTGCTTGTCGAAGGTGACGTGGACGTTGCGCTTGGCTCGGCCTCGGAAGTCCATTACCCATTTGGCTAGATAGTGGTCCAAGGACAGCTGCAAAGACGCTGTGCCGGTGTCGTTGTCGATAAACTCGAACTCGCCCTTACGCTCCCCGGCGACTACACCCCGGAGGTCAAAGTCACCGTCGTAGAGACGGGTGAGGACGGGCTTTAGACGTTGCTTCTCACGCCAGCGGCGGGACTCCATGACCCGGTCCCACAGGAATTGAGCATCCTCTTTGGATCGGATCGACATCTACTATTCCAATCCCCAAGGGCGAGACCAAGGACGGGGTACGCGAAGTTGGACCATCTGGCCTGGCTTCGCACCTGACACGGTGATCTCGAATGTGGCGGTCTTCGTCCATGGTGGGATAGAGTTTCTGAACCTGACACCGTTCATGCGTTGCCACACAGGCGATCCGTTGAGCGCGGTGACCTGTTCGACCCGAGGATCGGTATCGATCAAGCAGTCTTCGGCACCTGCGGTGTACCCGGTGGTCGACTCGTACACCTGGACGTAGGCCGTTGTCGGACTGAACGAAGACGAACCGGTCATCAACTTCACCGGGGTACCGGCGAGTGATCCCGTGAACGCCACGGTGTACGGACGGGTGCCAACCAGGAACGCAGGGCCACCGTCTACCACTACGTTTCCTGCACCTATAGCCGGTAGGGCCTCCAGGGCTGCTTGAACCGTTGCAGCAGAAGCGGTACGAGATAGGTTCACGGTGGACTGACCGTTGTAGGTCAGCTTCCACGTTCCCGACGTCGGCTTGCCGACGATGTTGACCACTTGCACAGATGCGGTACGCAGTCCACCGATAAGAGACGGTAGGCGCAACCTACGGTTAGCGAACTCCGGGTCGTCGAACGAGTAGTCCGGGATAGTCCAGATAGTCGCGGGAGACGTGGGGGCACCCAGCCACGGAAGAAACGGGATGTACGGCTCTGACGGAGGAAGCTCTGAACCGGGTACAGCCCACTTGGGGAAGACCGTTTGGTCTGTGGGGTTTAGACCGTGTTGTGTATCGCCGTTGGCGATCTCGATGTACAGCGTCTCTTTGGGGAGTTCTGCCAGCGGCCACGGGAACGGCAGATCCATAAGGATCGGGTTGAACGTCGTGTCCTTCTGACACTCGGCTTCCCACGTCGCGTCTTCGCCGTACCAGAACGGGTCGCCAGCGATGACGGTCATTTTGACCATGTTCATCGAGCGGCCATGGGGGTCGGTGACGAGATCTACTTCCATCGCCTCGCCCAGGCGACATTTCAGCGTCCGGCGACCGGAATCCTCTGTGGTGATGTGGATGTAGGTGTCTTTGTCGTAGTCCCACATTTTTCGCCACTCGGAGTCACGCGACTGCCAGGAGTTCTCGCCGTGCTCAGCGTCGTTCAGAATCCATACGCCGAACGTCATGTCACGGCGTAGGATTCGGTGGTTCAGGTAACGAGCGCCGGGGTAGTTCCCCGGCTCCTCGTATACAACCTTCACCGGCGGGTCAAAGAACCCTTGAATATCGGTGGCTAGGTGCATACCCCGATCACCCTCTTGGGGACCGGCGATGGTGGCCCATTGGCCGTTGCAACCTTCGATCTCTACGACGGTTTCAGCGATCAATGTTCACCACCTATCCGCTCTTGCCGACGACACCTAGTGCCTGCTTGTTCAACTGGTTGTTCTTGACGGCGATCGTGTCGTCCACGTTGGACGTGTTGAAGATCTGCGTTAGACCGTTGCCCAACATCTGTTTTCCGATCTGAAGACCCTGATCGAGGGCAGCGGTTATAGCCCCGCCGCCGATACCTAGGTCGTCCTTCAGCTGACTGAAGTTGGCTTCTCCGAAGCCGAACGCGGTATCAAGTCCCTTTTGGCCCAACGCTGGAAGGTCAATGCCGAACTGGTCCTTGACGCTCTTGGCGATGTCCGCAGCGACGTTGGTGATCTTTTCCTTCTGTGACTCCAGACCATCAGCGAAACCCTGACCGGTGAACTGGCCTACTTCGTGCATTACCCTTGAAGGGGAATGAATTCCGAGAAAACCAGTGACAGCGTTCTTGACTGAGCTAGCGAGTTCCTGGGCTTTGGCGATAGCCGAACCGATCAGAGATCCAATGCCGTTTATGAACCCCTGAACCAGTTGGGCTCCCGCCTGGAATCCTGCTTGGAACAGACCGGCCAGGGCGGCGGTGATTCGCCCAGGCCATGTAGTGACCTCACCGATGATCTGGAACCCACCGTTTATAACGACGTTTAGTACGCCAGCTAAAACACCGCTGACCGTTTGAATTACGCCGTTCCAGGCAGCTTGGGCGATACCGGGTATCTGACCCCACAGAGACGCCATCTGGGTAGGAACCTTCGATAGCTCGGTGAGGATTGAAGCGGTGAGACTTCCGATGCTCTGCTGTAGGCCGGTGAATATGCCGGACAGCATCGTGGAAGGACTTGTGCTAGTTAGTCGATCCCACCTATTGATGAAATCGGATACCGCATTGGCGGCGATTACCAACAGTCCGACTAGCTTCTCCAGCATAGTCACGATGGCCTGTAGTTCCTTCTTGAACCCTTCGACCTTCTTGGGGTCGGAGAAGAAGTCCAGTACGCGGCCAGCGATGTTGACTAGTCCGCTACCTAGTATTTTCAGGGTGTCCCCGAGGCCCTTCAAAGCGACATCGAACTTGGACACCCCGTCTGGCCCCGCCGTCGTGAAGTCCTTGACCCACTTGCTGAACGAGGCACCGGTATCCGAGAACCATCTACCGATATCGGGGAGCTTGTTAGAGAACCCGTTGATCAGATCAAGGAACCCTTGGGTGAAGTCCCGTATACCGGGTGCCGCTGCCGTCAGGCCACTAGCGATGTTGCGAATCGTCTGATCGAGTTTGGCAAGGTTGGCGGGATTGGTCAGCACGTCCGCGAACGACTTAGCCATATCAGCCAAACCCTGTGTGACGCTGGGCAATGCCGCCTTCAGCGTCGGGAATATGTCTTTCAGCTTCTCGAAGACAGGCGTAAACTGTTCTTCGACCTTCGCGGACATCGTGTCCCGAAGTTCCTTGAACGGCTTCTCCAGTACCCCGGCTGCTTTCTTCAGTCCATCTAGACCGAGAACCAACGCACCTATCGGCGCTACCACAGCCGTAATGAGCCCAGGGAGCGCCAGCAGACCTGTGGTTAGGGCACCTAGAAGACCTACGATTACCGGTGATAGGAGCGAAATGGCCGAAGCTATCAACGCGTAACCTGTTGCGTTGATGCCGAATCCGAACGAAGGGGGCTCGATATTGGACAGCCGGTTCTTCAGTTTGGACATCATCGTTGCGAACCGCATACGGAACGTCTTGACATCCGGTTCTACCGGTACTTTGACAGCGCCCATCTTTTGCAGACGTTGCCGAAGCATGTAGTCGAACTTCGGGTCTAACTTGAGCTTGATCGTTTTGTCGGCTGTGTGAAAACCGTTCTTACGCAGGATCTCGCTGTTCTTGTCGACATCGACCTTGACCTTGGCGTTGTCTAGGCCCTTGGTGGCTGCACTTACCTTTTGCCGGAAGCCGCTCACGTCCGGGTCGACGTTGATCTTGGCCTCTATGCCTTTGGTAATTGCCTCAAGCTGTCGCTTGAGAGCACGACGGAAACCATCGGTGTCTGGTACAACGCGTACTGACACCCTGCCGACTTCTCGGCCCCCTGCACCCGCCATAGGGTTACACCTCTACTCTCGGGTTCAAGTAAGCGTCCACCGCTAAACGATTTGGTAAATACCACTTTTCGTGATGTCCGAGCTTGTTATTGCAGCTCATACACAGAATCCCTCGGACGTCCCCGGTGTCGTGGTCATGGTCGGTGTGCCAATTCGACTTGCCGGGATCGTCTGTTTTACAGATCGCACACCTGTGACCTTGTGATTCGAGTAGTGCTTCCCACTCGGACGTCGTTATCCCGTATTTGTTTTTGCGCCGTCTGGATAGTCCGCAGGTCTTGCAGGTAGACGCCAGACCGCGACCGTGGGTGTCGGATCTGTGGAACTCCGATATGGGGAGCTGCCTATCGCAGTCGCAACACGTTCTAAGCCCCTGCGCCAGTTCAGCTTCGACCTCTGCGCTACTACGCATCTGCCGGAACGGTCTAAGCGGTTGGCCCCGTAGTTGTTGGCGGTAATGCGTATTACATAGGGGTTGCTTGGGTGTCTTCGGCGGTCGGTCACAGCTTTCGAAGGAGCACTGTCTACCCACCACCAAGTACCCCCGTCTTCCTCTTCTTTGCCTCTGCGAGATGTTGTTTCGCTATGAACGCGAAGGAGCCTGGAGGCTCTGCGCGCTTCTCAGGCTTTTGTTGCTTTGCCTTCGGCAGGGGGAAGGGCTTCGGGATCGGAGGCCGCTTCGTAGAGTTGGCAGCGGTGTTGATCCACTGGGTTGCTCGTTGAGTTTCGAGTTGATACACGCGCAGGTAGCGGTCCATGGTCCAACGCCGAAGGTGTTGTCCACCACGGCAAGACGCGGCATACCTGGACTCTTCGTCCAGACCTGCTATGAGTGTCAGAAGCCAACGAGGAGTCACACCGGAATCCGGGACCAATACGTCCCGGATGTCGACGGTGTAGTACTCCATCAAGTCGGCAGCTATCCACTGCCCGTGATCGTCTATTAACTCTCCGAGCTGGAGGCTTCCCCCGCTTGTGTGGACTCCATCCACCGGTTGAAGATCTCCATAATGATCATCGGGTCACCACCGACAGCTGCGGCCAGCAGTTGTGGCTTATCTGCTGCGAGACAAAGGATCTTCTCTTGCAGCTCGTTGACCGCGTCCAAGTCCTCTTCAGACATCTCGGCACCCTCGTCGGTCGACTCAGTAAGAGACTGAATCTGTTTGATCAGGGATAGGGCTTCCTTGCGGGGGCCTGGTTTGATGCGAAGCACGTTACGGAGAGTTACAACGTCACCGCCCCCGAGATCGATCGCTACCGGAGCGTACTTCTGGTCTGCATCTGCGACCATGTCCGCAAGATTGAAAGTGTTTGACATAGCGGGCCTTTCAAGTATTTAGGCGGGCCAGTAAGAGAGAGCGGTGGGGAGGGTGTAGCGATTCGAGGCCCGCCAAGGTGTGCGAACCGTTACAACCCTCCCCGGTATGTGGGGGGTGTGTTGGTCTACGAGTTGGACAGCTTGTCGCTGATCCACGAGAACAACTTGCGGGCACCCATCTTCAGGAAGGTCATTCGAACCGGGAATCCGACGAAGTTGTCGGTATCCATTGCGATCGAGTCATCTCCACGGATGGACGTCTTCGGCGCGTGGAAGCCAACCGACACGTCTCCATCTACGATCACGATCAACAGCGCCCGCTCAACAGGTGCAAAGTCACCATCGACGTTGAAGACGCCGTCCTCGTTGGTATCGTCCTCGCCGTAGTACAGCTCAAGGTTGCCCCGGTCGAACTGTTCGAGGATGGCTGTAACAAAGTCGACTCGTGGGTCACCCGAAAGGGTTTCGCGGAGCGCCTTGTTCTGCCAGGTGCCCTTAACCTCGGTATCCCCACCGTCCTTACCAAACTCGGGTAGGTCGTCCCGGGATGTGTGCCCAGTCATCTTCCAACCGTTAGCCGCTGTAACAACGGTAACGGTCGCGGATGATCCGGTCAGAGCAATGGTTTGCCCTAGCTTCTCGCCAACCCAAGAGACGTTCAGACCGTCTGCCAAGGTGTCGTCTGGGTCCGTGCTGCCGACCACTAGCACGTTACCCACACCCACCGTGGTTAGGCTCTCCAGAGCTGTCTGGACCGCCGCTGCGGTAGACGTCGAGGGTAGCGACGCTGTGGCTTGTGCGCCGACTGTCAGTGTGGTTGCCGCAGAGGCGACTACCTTCTGGGTCTGCGCCCCGAAGGTCTCCGGGTCGAAGGCGTCAATTTCCGCAAGCGTAGGTCGTGCAGTGCCAACCGTATTGGTGTAGATGTAACCTACGGCAGCTGTGATAACGGCGTCATCATCAAGAGCCATTGTTTCCTCAATTTCTAAGTGGCCGTAGGCCGAATTTGATTAGCCCTTGGACACGCCATGTGTCTGTGTATGGGGAGTCGAACTCGGTTGCCCCCATGGTTTCCTCCATCGAATGCAGATACCCATGGGCTGTTTGGGTCTGCCTTTTGACCGCGTCGTACAGTGCTAGTACCGCGTCGTCGTAGAGGTCGTAGGTGCTGTCTAGGTCTTCGTTCCCGATGAGGGTCAGTTCGATGACAGGGAACGACAGTTGTTTTGGCCTACGTGGGTGTCTCGGACCGCCTATGCGGCGCACGTTGAAGAACGGGAACCGCCGATAGTCGACGTTCTGAACCCACGTATCGACAAGAGCGTCTGGAAACTTCGTCTGAAGGATCTCAACTACGGTGTCGGTAATCGACTGGGGCAACTACTTCCCCTTCCGACGTGGACCTGATCTAGGCGCAGCATCCAAACCTGATGCAGTAGAGAGGATGTAGAGACCGGGTACGTACTGGGGGTGGTCTTCATCCTTGTACTTGCCCTCTACCCAGTGGCCGAACTCGATAGACAGAGCGGCTTCGTCAACCAGGTTCACGAACCAGTCGACGTCACCTTCGGTACGGGTGATGTGCGCGGCCCCTGTGTCGTGGTGCATCGCTAGCCGTCGTTCGGCTTGGACTTCCACCCGGCGAGCTGCGTCCCCGACTGCGTGGTGTACACCTTCGAGGTGTGAGACCACACGGTTCATGGCCTTTTCACCGATGAGTCGTACGGACATCAAGACCTCTGCATCAAATACTCGACGTGGGCTGTACGCGGAGATCCCATGTACCGCTGCGGTATCCCGAAGATCCCGTAGCGCTTGCCCTCCCATTCGATCTGGGATTGCATGCCCAAAATCCCGTGATCCGCGTCGAACGAACGCGGAAACCGGATTCGGTAGAAGACCTCCGACTCGAATCCCTCGTTGTCCTGTTCAGCACGACGTGCCGAAGTGCCAGAAGACGATGCGACCTGAATACGTGCCGGTGTCGGCACCCCTATATCAGAAGCCTTAGTCGTTGTGTTCCCGTGACGGTTGGGTTCCGTAATCTGGGGATAGACAACGACGTCCGCGTTCATCACATCGAGCTGGCTCATACCGGGAACCAGAACTCGGGTTCACAGGTGTACGCGATATCCGGGATCAACGGGGCGATGACGAACATCGCTTGTGAGATTCCTAGTAGCGCCCACTCGTTGTCGAGTATTTCCAGCTCGCCCGTGGCGGTCTTCCAGTTGATCTGATAGGAGTAGTTCCCGTCAGTTTCCCCGGTGTACGCGTTAGGGTTTCGGACCAGACGTACGACGGCGTTCGCCTCGATCATCTTGACGATCTCGACGTCGATTTTGTCGTCGGTTATCTGGTCGTCCAGGTCTGGGATTCGTGACCGGATGATCAACTCTGCGTCCGCGAGCCGTGCGGCGACCATTGTCGCTTCGTCTGCGGTCAGCTCTCGTCCAAGCCGTCCTGAGACGTCAGAAGGGATTGCGTAAGCCATAAGTACCCCTTCCAAGGGAGGGGAGGGGGCCTCCGAAGAAGCCCCCTCCGTTCAGTTCAGATGTCAGACGACAGTGACGGTTGCGGTACCCGCAGGGCTGCCACCGGTCAGGCTGGCCCCGTTGGCAGTCAGCAGTCCGGGGACGGTCACGGTGTAGACACCGGCAGAGCCGGTAACGGTGACGTCTGCGGCGGCAATGCCGTCGTCAATGGCGACGATCGCGGACTTCACCGTGGCAGCCGATGCGTTGTAAGCGATCGTGCCGCTGTCCTTACCGTTCAGGTTGACGGTCGCGGTACCACCGGTAGCGCCGTTGAAGTCCAGGGTGTACGTCGTGGTCCCCAGGTTCGAGAACTTGACGAAGCCCTGCTTGTCACCCAGAACCCAGCCGAAGGTGCACTCCACCAGGATTGCGATCTGGTTGGTCTGCCACAGCGACACGGTCTGGTTGTTGGCGTCGGTGAGCGACGCAGTGTCGCTGATCTTGATACGAATCTGATCGGCGAATCCCCAACGCAGCTGGGAGAAGTCGCCACCGATGATGCGCAGACCCGAGTCGGTGCACGCATCCAGGTCGCCACCGACTGCACGACCAAAGTGCGCGGGGAGACCGAGGATGTCGGTAACACCCGACGCCAGGTTGACGCGGGCAGGGTCGACGTTGCCGTTGGCATCGCGGAAGACCGAGGCGCGGGCCAGCGTAGAGCGGAACCGGGGGTCGACAGCCCAACCGTCGAAGTTGAACTTCGAGTCAGCGTTCACCAGGTCGTAACCGTCGAGCAGGCCATCCATGATGTTGCCCGCAGTCAAGTTCTTGTAGTTGGTGGTGTTGGCGATGACGTTGTTGGTGTCAATTCCCTGAAGGGCAGTGCCACGCAGGGCGTCCAAACCGTGGAACACGGCAAGGTCGACACCGCGACCGATCGCGTACGGCAGATCGGTTTGGAGCTGGGTGTAAAGACCGGCGGGGTTCTTCTGCGCGAACTCTTCCGGTGCGGTTACGATTGTCGCCAGCTTGATCGGGCTGAACGCACGGGTGTCCCACGCGGTACCCGAGAGCGGCTTAGTACCACCTTCTCGCTGTGCGTTGGAAGTACCGGTACCTACCTGACCGACAGCGGGACGCTTAGTCGTGGTGGGTATTACGGTCTCTCCGTACGACACCGGGATCTGCTCACCCAAGCGAAGAACTAGTGAGTGTTCCTGTGCCTGGTCGAAGATCGGTCCAACGACCGTGGGCGGTAGGAGTTCAGAGGGGACGTAAGACAACCGACCCTGGTGGTTGTCGCTCGAATTCGGAGCGAGTTCGTTCAAACCTGCCATGTGAGGCGTTCCTTATCTTGTAAGTTTCGATTGGAGGAGAGCGGCGAAGGCTGCCGAGGGGTCTGCGCTTGTAGCCGCGCCACGTCCCTGCGAGGGGTCGTACGCGGGCGAAGATCCCAGAGCGCTACCGAAGATCGACTTCAGTTCCGCCGCATGGGCTGCCAGTTCGTCCTCCGTGGTCCCCTGGAGGGTCTTGGCGAAAGCGAAGATCTTGTCGTTGGGGACTTCGGCCTTGATAGCCGTGACCAACTTGTCGAAGTCGGTCTGAATCGAGGCACTTGCGTTGACCGCCTGGGTCTTTTCCGCAGTCAAGGAAGCAACTTGCTCCTGTGCTGACTGCAATGCGTTGTTGGCCTCTCGGAGTTGGACGCGGTAATTAGCCGCCTCCTGGTTCGCAGATGAGATCTGCTGACGTGCCCAGTCGGGAAGGTCGTCTTCTTTGGACGTCTTCGCAGCGGGCGGTGTCGGCTTCGGTGCCTCGGGTGCAGTGGCTTCCGGGCTTTCGGTGACGGTTTCTGACATGAAAGTGCCTCCTGGGCAATATAAAAGCGCCCACCTGGGGCGCTTGGATGTGACGGGCCTAGAAGAACTACGCGACGAACGCGAAGTCTTCGGGTTTGATCTCGCCGCGAGACAACTTGCGGCGCAGGGCATTTATCACGTCGTCGTTCAACGTGATCGGCTTGCCCTTGTTCTTTCCTGCCGTGTAGACACGGTCGGGTTCTTCTTCACGAAGTTTCTTGGCTTCGTTGGTCGCTTCGATCCACAGCTTTTCGGCTTTGAGATATGCGGCCTTACCTGCCCAGTCTTCGTTCTTGAACACCGGAACGACCTTGCAGTCACATCCGGTATGCCATTGCTCCATGTAGTCGGAGATGTCTTCACCGTTCAGGTGCATCTCGACAGCGGAGAGGTGGTCGAGGTCCAGACCCGCTGTGACAGCGTCCATGTAGACCGGACCACGGGAGATGAGCATCAGGCACCACGCGCAGGTCTCCCTACCGGTGGCTACCCGTGCCCAACCCTGAACACGACGAGACTTCTTGCGAAGATCCTCTTCTGAGAGTTCGTCGGCCAGATCGGTGTCCGATTCGACGGCTTGGATAATCTGCCGTCTAGCACCGTTCTCTACAGACCGAACCGCGCGGAGCGCGATGTGCTCTACCGCGTCTCGGCTAGACCTCATCCCCATCAGGTCCCGGCGAACCGGTTCCATGTCAAACACAAAGTCGCTGAACTCGTAGTTCTCGATGAACCGGTCATGCCTTGGCAGATCGGGGAAATGCATTGCCCGCTGGTCGTCGTAGAACTTACGACCGAGAACCGCTGAATCCCAACGGCCTTGTTGCACCGCAGGGAACAGCAGTTCTAGAGACTTGCCCCAGTTGGCAAGGGACAGCGATTGTCCTGCCGCTACGATGAATTGGGCGAACGACTCTACGTACCTAGCGACGGCTGCGGAGATGGCGAGCTGTGCGGCTGCGTACTCCTCCGGTGTCACTTCGTACTACCGGTGCTAGCGGGCTTCTTGCTCGCAGGGTCCGGTTTAGGTGTCGCATCAGCAACGGCCCTCGTCTGCGCGTAGAGGTCGGTGAGGATCGACTGACGATCCTCGGCGTCCCACTCGCGCATCTGGTCGCGCTGCTCCGAGGTGTATCCGAGATCAATTCGGGTTTGTTCTTTGGGGACTGGGCCTTGTCCGTTGGCGTACAGCTTGGTAGCCGCGTCTGCCTTAGCCGAGATCGTCGGCGTGGCCGGGTCGCGCCACACGGTCTCAAGCCGGTGGTACTCCTCGGGGACTTCCTTACCCATGACCTTGGTGGCGAGGCGCATAGCGCGCTCCCACGATCCTCCGAACATCCGCGCCTTGCGCTCGCACGTCTTGACCAACCGCGACTCGGAAGCCTGGATGGCTTCCGCCGAGGCGGGGTTGTCTGACGAAAACGAAAGGTACTGCGGGGGCAGGCCGGTGTACGCGGCGAACTGCTTAGCGAGTTCGTTCAGCTCCTCAGCGAAGTTGCGTAGGTCTGCTGCCTTGAACTCGAAGGACTTGCCGTTCGGATTCGAGAGCGCCAGAAAACGCCCGTAGTACAACTCGGCTGTAGACGCCACGTTGCCGTCGACGTTGGTCAACTGACCCCGGTCGACGCCGAAGAACCCTCGTAGGGGTACAGCGATAAGTTCCGAAGCCGCTTGCAGGTTCATCAGAGTTCGGGCGGCTGCGTCGGTAAGGGATCGGATCTCCGGCGAGATCTCGGACTGGCCCTGTCTGTCGGACAGCTTGGCGCGGTTGACCAACGGGACAACCGGGACAACACCAAGGTTGTGAACCACAGGCTTGCCGTCCTGAATCCACTTCGACGCCTGCCCCTGGTCACGGCGTAGGTAAATGGTTCGATCGGGGAGCAGGAGAGTCGCGGCGTCTGCTACAGCTCGTCCTTCGATAAGTGCGTTGGGGTCTGTGGAGTCGAGGTGGTAGAACCGACAAGCCCTCGTCACGTTGTGGGTACGCGGGTCTAGCTCCGCGTACATCGACAGCGGGGATTCCAACCGGATCAGCGGGTAGTCCGCGTCGTCGTTGGGTCCGGGGGCTGCAATGGTTATGTACGAACGTCGGAACGTCATGGCGTCCATGTGGCCTAGACCCGACTCTTCGTCCAGATCGTTGTCCTGCCACCACTGCCAAAGTTCCTCTACGCCTTCGGATTGTCCGTTGACTCGGAACCCTTCGACGTCTAGTCGTTCCTCGATGGCGCGTAGGTACAACGCGGGCCAACCGACGTTCACCCGAAGCTTTCGCATCTCGGGGGGTACGCCGAGGCCGATGGTCTCCAGCCTGTAGCTGGAGTCCAAATACGACTCAGACTGTTGAAGTTCGCCCATCTGGCCAGATAGGACGTTCTGGAGGTGGGTTACGTGGTCCTCGTATTCCGTCACGCGTACACCACCCCTCCCTGTCCAGAGTTGTTGTTGCCCATAAGGAATTCCTGTCTGCAACCGAAAGCCAGAACTGCACAAACAGCGGCGTCGATCTTGCGCTTTGAGTCTTTAGTGGCCTTGCGGATCGCTATGGCGTCGTACGTCGTCGGAAACCGCTTGGCGTTCAACACATGCGCTCGAAGAACTGGATCTCCGTCGTGGACTACCTCTCGTTCGATAACTGCGTCTAGGAACCGCTCGCAATCAAGCGCGAACTTCTTTTGGTTCCCCCGCATGTCAAAGGCGACAGGGTTGTTCGGAGATGCGTTGACTTTCAGCCGGTCCTTGAAATCGCGGCCCCACAGGTCGACGTACGCCTCGAACTCCTTGACGTCAGCCCTGAAACCGACTACGTCGTAAGCCTCGAAACACGACCGGACAGTTGCATCTACCTGATCTCGGGGGACTTCCTCTCCTGGGAACTTCAGCGGGTTCCACGCGTTGATCAAGAACAACATCCCGTCGTGTACCCGACAAGCAACCAACGCCGTCCAGTCGTTCGACTTAGATCCGTCGAACCCCAACGTGATTCGGTCGCCCTTGTTGAGTTTGTACAACGGGTCATACATCGCCAACCGGTCCCACTGCGTAGGTGCTATCCACGCGTCTTCCGCTGCGTTGACCTGGTTTAGAAACTTTCGGCGGGACTCGGTGATCGGGTTCTTGACGTCTAGGATCGACTTGACAATTTCATCGACAGGGAGCCAGTACGAATCACCACGCGCTACCTCCACACCCTGGCGTAGCTTTTCTACGCCAGCTGCGAAGCCCTCTGGGTCTTCCTTCTCGGAAGGGATCTCGGATACCGGTGTATCCGGGGGTGCTTCTAAGGCGTCGTAGAGCAGACCTGTGTCGACCGCCGAACCTTGTTCGATCGCAGCCCATGTGTCGTACACACGCTCCGCTACTGAGTCGTTTCCGGGGATGTGGGCGTTGCAGATAGCCAACTTCCGGGAACCCGGTATCTTGGTCACGTTGCCTTCGATTACCGCGTCCATCGCGTGACCGTCGTTTACTTCACCCGACGGTCCCGAACCCCACCACTGGATTTCGTTCTCAATGACGAACGTGGGTCGGTTGCCCTCCATGGACGCGGGCGACGAAGTCGCGGCGCTGATCTGGCCACCGATCTCCGAGTAGACGACGAACTTGTTGACATCTAGCCCGTAGGTCTTTCGCAGCCTGTTCGAGATCATTACTGGGAACAGCGAAAAGGTGTTCTTCGTTTGATCTTGGCTGACCGCCGCAACCGTGATCCACGCAGCGTGCCGGGGTTTACCTACCGGGTTGCCCTCGTCGTCAAAGTGGGAGAACGCAACTGGCCCGCATAGTTCTACGAGTGCTAAGGCCGTTACCAGCGGGTCTTTACCCGCGCCCTTCATCCTGCGGAAGCAACCTTCTCGGTATACGTATTGCCCTGCTTCGTCTACCGCGTACCACCAGAGAAGGAACCTAGCCTGTTCTAGCGTGGGTATGAATGGGCCAGCCCCTGCGGGGGAGTTGACGTACTCGTACAGCCAATTGATAACGCCCCACCCGAGAGTCTTCTCGGGGAGATGCCAACCGCCGTCCACCGTCTTCTGCCAAACAGGTCCGGTGATGTGTGGGGGGGTCGGAGCAAGCTCTACAGTCACTCCGACCCCTCTCTTTAGATGTCTCTCAAGAACCTCACGGCGGGTTCCCAGTTGTAGTTGTGCGGGTTCAGGTTCGAGAAGAACGTCAGGGCGTCGATCATGGCTTGAGCCATAGCGAGACCTTCCTGAAGTGGACGCTGACCCAGCTCAATCAACTGGTGCACAATCGAATCCGGCCCATCGAACCAGTCGGTGGCCTTGAACACGATCTTGCAGATCGCCCGTTTGTACTCGTCTTTGTCGGTGTCGAAGTTGCACGCGTACATGTCTTTTCGGTGGGCGTAGTCCCTCACCTCGAACGGTGCGTCCTCCAGACCCTCCAACAGGTCCCACGCCACAATGCCGTGCGACTCCGGTGGGGCGATCTCGTAGATCCACTCGTCAAAGTGCGCGATACCCTTCTGGCGCATCGGGTTACCGAAGAAGACGACCTTTTGTAGGTCGTTCAGGCGATGGTGCAGGGAGCCATTAGGGTTCATGATCTCGTGCTTGAGTACTAGGGCTACTGCTGCGGCTCCTTGGGAGTACCCAACCAAGACGAAGTCACCGGTCTTGGAGTTGATTTGGAATACCAGCTCGTTGTACGCCTGCATGATGGAAGGCCACATCGGGAACGCCGACGCGGAGTAGTTTCCGATCGGCTGCCACCGGTATAGGTCTAGTACCTGGCGCGCTACATCTGCCGGTATGCCAGGTCCCATCGGGTCCGGCTGACCCGTTCCGTGAACTGTGAAAAGCCACGGTAGTTCTACGACCTCGATTCCGAGGGCTCTAAGGTCATCGTCGGACACGATTCCGTCGATAGGCTGCCCGGTGCGGCGTTCATATTCCCACTGCCATGCACGGGCTCTGGGGCCGTATTCGTCGGTGTCCTGGGGTAGTTCGCCACACGTACGGGCGTACCCCGCGAACCGCTTGGCCATGACCCGTCGCCACTCACGGACCGTTTCGTTACGATCCCCGAGGCTAATTGGCATGTTTGTCCAGCCACTTGGTAGCGGCTGCGAATGCGTCTTCGTCTACCTTGGCAAGAATCGCCTTGGCCAGCTTGGAATCGGCCTCACGTCCGGGTTCGTCCGTTTCAGACACCGCCAGCAAGAGGGCGACCGCCTGTGGGTCGCCGTAGTCGACGGCTAGCTTCTCCACGAGCATCAAGTGCACGTTTCCGTCTGCGGTCCAGGCGAACCCGGCGCAGGTGTTGACTTCCTTCTCGTACGGCCACCGGAGCGGGCTCAACGACTTACGTCTGATCTCTGCGACCTGACGAAGCAGGTTCCGGTCTTCTTCGGTGAACATGTCGTCCTCTTCGGCGGAAAGTAGTTGTAGAAGCGCGGCGCCTTGCAGAAGCGCGCGGTTGTACCGGTCGCGGCGATCGGTCAAGCCGTTGGTACCGCCGTTGATTCGCAGCGTGACCGTGTACAGGTCGCCCTTGTCCGACAACGCGTTGATATCCGGTCGGGCTACCGTCCAGTACCACGCAGCACCTAGACCGGCCCATTGCAGGTTGGCCAGCTCGCGGGGGTTGTCAACGAAATAGGTCGGACTAACGACCAATTTCTTGTTGAAACACCACTGCGAAAACTGCGCGTAGTTCGACTGCCAGGTGATCTGAATCCAGGTACGACCTTTGTACTTCCACCGGTCGGTGGACTCGTCGCCGTTGGCGTACTCTTCGGTTGCGTTGAACCCGTCTGACTCGTGGCCGATCTGAGCTAGCCACATCGCAATACGGTTTACGTTCGTGCAGGAAGCCGCTTGCAACCCTTCACGAACCGGGCCGAGAATTTCAGTAGCCCTACCAACGCTGAGACCAGTGGCCGCTGCAAGGACGTTGACAGCACTCGGAGTAGCACTCTGAGATCCACGCCGGAAAGTAGAAAAGCCATCTGCCCGTATCTTTCTGGCGATGAAGTCTGCGGTGTGCGGGTTCTGGTAGGTGTTGATGTTCCCACCGTTAGCCAGGCTCGCTAGCTGGAAGTGCATGGCGTCTTTGGGGTTTGACCAGTCGTTACCAAAGAAGACGGTGCCTTCGTAGAAGTCCTGAATCTCTTTGATAGTGGCCAGTTGAGCCGCATTCCAGCCCGCATTAGGCACCTGGAAGGGGTGTGAGTTCCAGTTGTAGTCGAAGGCCGTTCCGCTCAGATGGTTCGACGTGCTGACGTCGTTCGTAGCGGTCCAAGAAGCCGAGTCGGCGTCTCGCATCGGTTCGACGTAGGCGTTCAGGTCTGCTGCAAACGCTCGCAGTATCGCCAACGGTTGTCCGCTCTGGATTTGTAGCGTCGCAGACGTTCCGGGGATGTTGACCCACTCACACGAACCTTGGTCAACCATCGGCCAGCCGTTAGAGCTGTAGTCGTACCCGTAGACCGTGCGGCGTGCCATGTGACTCCTACTTCAGGAACTTGAAAATCAGGTCGAATCCGGGGAGGGCCTTCTGGAGCGCCTTGGCGAATCTGGCTGCCAGGGTGTCGAAGATCTTGTCGTCCAGCTGGCCGGGAATCAGGTCGGTAATCTTGTCGACCGCCGAAGGTATCTCCGCGATGACGTACCCGGAGACCTTCTTGGCGAAGTTTTCGACCAACTCGGGGTGCTTCTTGATGTAGTCGAACAATGCTGTAACAAACAGCGACATAAGGTAATTCATGTTTTCCTCTCGTGGTATCCCCGAAGGGGGTGTGGGCGCGCTGTCGCAAAGTCCACCCACACCCGCTCGACTGGCGAGCCGTAGGCTGGCGGGTCGACACGTTCCCTTGGGGTTGGCGCGGGGGCTTCCCTCTGTGTAGGGAACCGCCCGCATGGCGAAGACGGCAGGACTTGAACCTGCAACCGGTGGCTTTGGAGACCACTGCTCTACCAATTGAGCTACGTCGACAGTTGTCACCCCTAGGTCCGCAGTTATTCCCCAGCGGTGCGGACTCCACGAGACACCTGGAGGGTGTTTCTACCCATCACAGGGCTTCGTCAGTCGTTTGGTGCTGGGACAGATGATCTCAATGTCAGGGTGACTGGAGATCCCACGAGCGGAAGGTAGAGGTGTCGAACCCCCAGAATGGTTACTGTCTGCCGGTTTTCAAGACCGGGTGCCCCAGCCGGGGGCATACCTTCCAGCTGTCCAGAGAACCCCGCCCGCGTCATGGCTCCGAGGCCAGAGAGGCGGTTCGCGGGGACTTCTGGTGTATTCAGTTATTCGTGGTGTCTCAGAGCCGGATCGAAAGGTTGTTCCACGGTCGTGGTACCTGGGTATAGGTACTCACAGATGCGGATCTGGATCTTCGATTCGATAGCCACGCCGTTTGATTGGACGTTCTCCATACCTGCGAACACCGCGCCGGATACCGGCTCGTAGTAGCACGTGCAGTTGTATCCCGACACAGATCCGGCGTGACCGAACCAGTTTGCGATGTTGAAATACGCAGGGCCGTAACCGTAGTAAGACGGACCTTCGTACGGCCATACGTCCGACGAGTACACGGCGATGTTCTCGCGGAACGCGTGCATCTCGGGGCTTATGCCCCATCCGTCACGCATAGCCTGACCCCAGCGCTGTATGTTGTCGATGGTCGACACCAAAGCGCCTGCGGACCCGACATACTCGGGGTTGACTACCGTCCAGTCTTGTAGGCCGAAGATGCCCGGACCAAGTCCACGACTGTAGGGTTCCGGCATGTTCGGGCTATCTGGCCAAGATGTCTCGGTCAGCCCTAACGGAATCCAGATGTCTTCCTTGAAGATGTCTCTACACCGTCGACCGGTGGCGGCTTCGAGGATCTGACCTAACACGATCATTCCCGAGTTGTGGTACGCGAAGTTCGTTCCAGCGGGCCAAGTAACCGCGTGTCCTTTGATGATGTTCATCTGAGTGTCTACCGTGACCGGGAAGGTCGGGAACAACAGCATGAACACCCCGTACGGGAACAACCCGATGTTTCCTGCCTGGAACTCGAACAGTCCGTCACGCATGCCAAGTAGGTGGCGGATCTTGATGTTCTTGCCGTCAGGCAGGCCCGGTATCCACTTCTCCAGAGTGTCGTCCAGAGACAAGATGCCTTTGTCTACCTGCATCAGGATCGCTGTGCCGGTAAACGATTTGGTCAGGCTGCCGATACGGAAGTGGTGTGTAGTCGACAACGGGTACGACGTGATACCGGGTGACGCCGGGGACACTCCGTACGCTTTGGTGTAGCTGCCTTTGGGTCCGGTGATCGAGATCATCACGCCCGGTTGACCGTCTTCGGCCATGCACTGCGCCACGATGTTGTCGATCGCTGTCCGGTCCTCCAAGGACAACGAACCGTCCGCGAGGGTTCTTACGACAGCTGGGTCATACGGAGATGATTCCGAGCCGCTGGAAACCGCTGTAGCGGTGAGTGTGTACGTCGAGTTCGGGTCCAGCCCGCCGAATGTGTACTCGGGGGAGGACTGGGGTGACGGCGTGACCTTGACGCCGTTTTTGTAGAAGTTGTATCCGGTAACAGTTCCGGCGTCGGGCGGAAGCCCGTTGACCTGAACCTTGATGGAAGTCTGGTTGACCTCGGTTACCGCGACGAATACCCGCCGATACTCGATGCTTTCGGCGGTCCACTCGATGCGAGTGAAGCCGTCACCACCTTTACCAGCTGTGGCGACTGTGTTGCCACACCCCGCTCCACCACCACCGCCACCGAAGCGACCTCCATCGCCGCCGGTTCCACCGGCTGCGAACCAAGCGCCCGCTCCACCGCCGCCTCCAGCGCCGCCGTTGGGGATGGTGGCGTTGTCGGGTTTGACGCCAGGCTTTACGGAGTCTGTTCCGCCTGCGCCGCCCGTGACGGTGGTGGAACTTCCACCTGCGCCACCGGGGGTTTGGCCCGTGTCCGAGCTATACGGGCCTCCCGCGCCGCCTCCAGCGCCCGCGTTATTGGCGTTAGTGGCACCAGGGTTAGTTACTGTGTTAGTAGCATCGCCACCAGGGGAGCCGGGGTACACGCGTACGCCGGACATACCGGTAACTGAGTACGTGCCGCCTGCTCCACCGGGTATCGTGAACGGGCTGGAACCGACTGTGGTTGCTCCCGAGGAGCCTTTCTTACCGCCTTTGGCGGTCAGATTCACTCCACCGCTGGAGAATACGGAGTCGCCTCCGTCTCCCTTGCCGCCTTTACCTTGGACGACGCTGTAGGTCGCGCCCATCTCGGAGACAGGGACCCAGGTCCGCTCTATGCGGCCTCCACCACCACCCCCTGAGTTGGCGGTCCAAAGACCCGTAGCGCCTTCACCACCCGCACCGCCAGCGGCTTGGAGCGTTACCCACGCGCCGGTAGCCCCGTAGGGGACCGGGTAGTTGGTTCTGGCGACGTTGTTTTCGATGACGGGGGTGAACGCGGTCCATACGTCTATAGGGCCGAGGCTTACCTTGGTGGCTTCCGTCTCCCCGGCGGCGAGCTTGGAAATATCCGATGCTCCGACAGAGATACCCACCACTACGGTGTCCTTACGTAAACCGTCAGAGGGTCTTTCGTTTCGATGGCTGCGTACTCGGCCTCGGTACCAGCCCACAGCGTGAGCGACACCGATCCGCTGTTATTAGCGCCTACGACGACGGCAGGCTTGCCTGTAATGTCCCCCCAGGCGCTCGCTCCAGCGGGTCCTGTTGGTCCCGCAGGTCCCGTGAGCCCGGTATCTCCCTTGTCCCCCTTGGGTCCAGCGGGTCCGACATCGCCTTGGGGTCCTTTGACTTCAACCTCAAACCAGGTGGCCCCGTTGGACACGTAGAACTGCCCGGTGTCGGTGACGCCCCACATCTCGTTCGTGTGGGAGCTGGCAGTAGGAAGTGATTCGAAATCGTCTGCGGTGCCGTCTAGTGTGAGTCCGTCACCCTTGGGTCCAGCCGGGCCAGTTGGCCCCGTGGGTCCAGCCGGTCCGGTATCGCCTTTGGGGCCGAGTGGCCCTGCGGGTCCGGCTGGTCCGGTGATGCCCGGTGCTCCGGGGATAGAGAGTAGACGTTCCCGGTAATTGTGTGGTTCGCCGATAACGCCCATGCGGTAGTTCCTTAGTCAGTTGATAACTTCGACAACGGCAGAGGCGAATCCCCAACCCGATTGCCCACCGGTTTGTGACGCTGAGCCATCAGAGGTTGTGTCGTTCTTCGTATTGAGTAGCGATCCCGGTTGGAATCCCGATGCTGCCGACGCCTGACGTGTGAACCCCGAAGGGGCTGCATCCCACGCCGTAGACTGCAAGTTGGTGTGCGAGTGGAAATAGAGCAGTACCGACGATCCGTCAGAGTGTGTAAGCGATATCGACGGCGACGTAGATGCGGCACCTGTACCACCCACGGAGGCGTGCCCACCTATGGGGCTTGTGGCATTTTGACCACGGAGGACCGCCACGAGCATATGGCTGGCGCTGCCCCATGTACCCGAGGTGGTGTTCGTCGCGGTGGCTTTGAACCACGCAGTTGCCACGCCAGAACCGCTGGCGCTGTTGGCGTTGTCTATGTAGTTCCAGTTAGGTACGGTGCCCGACGCGGACGGCTTGGTTGGGGCGGTGGTCGTGTACATATTGATCGAACACACCACCAACAAGTCTCCGACTTGGTGTGCAGGTATAGCTACAGATGTGTTGGCGTTAGCCGCTGCGTTTATCAGCTGGACAGGTGAGGCGGCTGACCATATCTCGGTCGTGCCCAGGTACACCTTCTGAACGTCTGTAGTACCAAGGTGAAGACCGGCCAGGGCGGTTGATCCGAGATAAACCGCCACCGGGCCTCCTACGTTGTGAAATACAGAGTGTTCGCGTCTTTCGAGCCGATAGCCGTGTACTGGGCTGCCGTTCCTACCCAGACGGTTAGTGATGTGGCCGTACCGTTGTTGGAGCCGACGACCTTGCCGGTTCCCAACTTGGACATAGCGATAGCCGCTGAGTTGTTTATGTCGGTGTTAGTGATCGTGCCGTCAGCGATCTCGGTCGTGGTGACCGCGCCGCTGGCGATCTTGGCCGTGGTTACGGACCCATCGGTAGGCGTACGGGTGTCAGACAACCGCGAATCGTTTCCCACACAGACCGTCGAACTCGTTGTGCCGGTGGGTATGCGCGCGATAGCCAGCGTCCCGGCGTTGATGTCCGACGCGTTGTGCGTATGCGCTGTGGGGGTACGAGCGTCTGACAGACGCGAGTCGTTCCCTTGGGTTACCTTGCCCGCGCCGGTACCGAAGTCGACAGACAGTGTGCGGTTGGCAGACAGGTCACCGCCACCGGTAAGACCTGTTCCGGCTGAAACCGTGGTGGTCTTATCGGCTTTCAGTCCGATGTTGGTCGAAACGGTGGTGGCGAAGTTAGGATCGTCCCCAAGTGCCGCCGCAAGCTCGTTCAGGGTGTCTAGCGCGCCTGGAGAGCCATCAACCAACGCAGCGATTGCGTCTGATACCGCTGATTCGAGATCTTCTGTGGTAACCTCTCCAGGTGGCCCCTGGGGTCCCGTTTCACCGGTATCTCCTTTAGGCCCAGTGGGTCCGGTATCACCTGTATCGCCCTTGACGCCCTGGGGACCCTGGTCTCCGGTATCACCCTTGGGACCCTGGGGTCCGGTGTCTCCGGGGTCACCCTTGTCCCCCTTGAGGCCGGTCTCTCCCGTATCACCCTTGTCCCCCTTGGGGCCAGTCTCGCCCTGGGGGCCTTGTGGTCCGGTCGGTCCGACCGGGCCTTGGAAGGGAATACCGTCGCCGTCTGCGGGCCAGCCAGATCCGTTCCAGAAGTACAAAAGACCGTCTGCGATCACCAAGTAGGTGTCGCCCGTAGATGCAGACGCGGGTAGATCGGCGTACGTCGGTACAGAGCCCGAAAGCTCTATGCCGGTGCCGTCTGCTCCAGCGGGTCCGGTCGCTCCGGTTGGACCCTGGGGTCCCGTATCGCCTTTATCTCCCTTGGGGCCAACGGGTCCCTGGATTCCGGTCTCGCCGGGGATGCCTTGTAATCCGGTATCTCCTTTGTCACCCTTAGGTCCCTGGGCTCCCGGTTGTCCGGGAGTAGACAGGATGCGATCACCGATGTCTCCGAGAACTGATTCGATGATCATCCGACTCGTGAAACCCTTCCGGCGTCTATACCTTCGCCGCCAGCAGGCTCGCCGTCAGGCAGGAATACCAGCTGCCATAGGCAACGGTCCGCGATCTTGTCGGTCTCTTCCGATTCGACCTTGATGTGGGCCATCGAGCCTTCCAGCTCGAAATTCCAGATTGTTAACGGGTGCTTTCCGGGCTTGACGATGTCGACCTTGACGCTCTCGTAGCCGTTCACGCCTGTCAGACCCGAGTCATCAACCGCCAGGGCGGGTTGTACGTCGTTTCCGAGTGCTCCGATGAACATCACTTGGTACGTGTGTGTCCAGTAGAAGTCCAAGTGGACGATGTTGAAAACACCGATGAGCGAAGCTACCGAGTTGAAAAGGTTGACGATCATCGTGGATGTCACGTCGACGGCGAACGTGATCAACCCGACCTCGTCAAACGACTTGGTAGAGGTGATCTTCAGAACCAAGTTCAGGTTGTCGTGGATCGTGAAGTCGATATCGACGCCCAACAGGTCCTCGAACGTGGCGAAAAACCCGTTGAGTGTGGCGTTTACGGTGTTCACCAACTGCTCGGTCAGCACGTGACCGGCGTTGACGTTGAGATCTAGTTCCCACGTGGGATACAGGCTGGAAGGCTGTACAAAGACGTTTCCAGCCCCGAGGGTAGGTAGGGCCTCCAGCGCGTCGGTTATGTCGCCAGAGAGGTTCTGGGGGTTCTCTACGACGTCGTTGTAGTCGATAGGGGCGGTCCACTGACCGCCGAAACCGAGCTTGTACGTACCGCCGTTGGCCCCGGTTACGGTGACCTTCTGGAGGGCGTTGTGCTCGCCTCCGGTCTGGAGTTCGAAGTACATCTGCCCAGGAGGAAAGTCGACCGGATTCTTGTTCTCGTCAACTAGTTCGAAGTTCCACGCGAAATCCCTGTTCTTCCAGAGGACTAGCGAGCTGCCTTCTGGCCGTAGCCCGATATCGGACATGGATCTCCTTGAAAGTTGTTCCGGGGGAGCGGAGCCGGTAGCGGGGCTCGCGGCGAGAGGAGGCCGAGACTGACGCTCCCCCGGTGGATCAGGTGTTCGTTGCGCCGAGCGCTTGTTTGAAGTGGTCGGCCATCGTCAGAACCTTCCCGCCTTCAGCGGTAGGGCCAGCGTTTCGTTCGATCTCCATGCGAACGCGACGGCGATCACCTTCGGTGATCAACAGATTCGACATCATCTGGTTTAGAACTTGCAGCTTCATCACACCGATAGGCCGCTTCTCACCGGCCATATCACCCTTGACATAGACCGCGTTCAGTTCCTCGTTCAACGCACGAAGCATGAGGATCACGGTGAACCAGTCGGAGGGTTCGTAGAATCGCGACTGAGCTGACTGTCGAATCGACTCGTAGAAGGCGACTACGAAAGGGTCTGGATCTTCGATACCTATCGAAAGGTCTGGTACTGGTACGACTCCGATGGCCGAAACCTTTTCGGTCGGCACGTCCGGTTTGTTTCTACGGACTCTCTCGTCGTCTCGTTTGGGTATAGGACCACGTGATCCGGCCAAGTTAGCCTCCTGGGCTTACAGAAGGCTCCTGGCCTTCATCTACGCCCTGGATGGCGTTCTGTAGGACGCTTGCGTAGGGCTCTGAGTTGTCGTTGGCGGTCGTTACCTTCCGCACTCGACTTGCGGGCGTGACACTTACTGCATGCAGCCCGAAGGTTCTCGTCCGAGTGATCGTCACCACGAACGATGTGGTCGACATCCGAGGCTGTTATGAGGCAGCCGAGGTGTCGGATCTGACAGGTGTAGTTATCCCTGTCGAGGATTCGACGTCTGATATCACCCCAGTTGGGTGGCAGTCGAAGGTTCCGATACGAACCGGACCAACCTGACATCCGCCCTCCGAACGTAGTGAGGAGTGAGTGAGGTACGAAGTACCGAACGAACGACGAACGGAGTGAGGACCGGTGTCGACGGAGCCCCCGAAAGGGGCTCCGGAGACCGACCTCGGACGCATCTCATGCGTCCTTCGGACTCCGGGTCCGCGACCCGGCCCGAGGGGGCCGGTCACGGCCCACCAACCGTAATTCCGTTACGTTAAGTAACTACATTACGTTGGTATAACGTGAGGCCGAAGGCCGAACCGACGAGAAGAAGCCGGGGACTCGGCTTCGCCTCGTCCTATATAGAGAACAGTTAGTTCTCTTACCCTCTCATAGTGTAAGTAGGGGCGTTTTTTGGGTGCGAAGCGCTTTGACTGTCTATTGTTACCGATTCGTTATGATATTCCAGGACTTTACATACGACCCGAATGGGTGTTCGACTTCTAAACCCGTACACGATGGCTCCTCCGCATTACCGCCCGATCCTGGGGGCCGGGGGAGGGGTGTCCCCCCTGGGGTGCCGGGTGGGGCAGCTGCGCTGCCGACGTGCCCATGCCATGCACGGTGGTGTGCACCGTGCTACCCACCCACGCTTACGTATGTGGATGCGTGTGTGCGTGGTGTCCACATTCGTATGCACTCACCCTTGACATACGACCCGTATGTGGTAGGCTGGTCGTATGACAAGCACATGGAAGCAACTAGCCCTCGCTACACTCACCGTTGGTGCGTTCTGGGTAGGACTGCCCACTGCGGTAGAAGCAACAGCACACGCGGATACAACCGTATCAATACCCGGTGACGACAACAACGACGGGGTAATAGACGAGGATGAGTCGGGCTGGTACTGCGTCGACATGGGTAACCGCATCTGTGGCCCCGACAACCCGTGGGGCGTACCGGCAGGGCAATACGACGGGGGTGGCGTACTCGTCACACCGTGGTCGGAGATGCATCGATAACCGGCAGTACCCACCAAAGACCCCCGCTCCGGCGGGGGTTTTTCTTTGTGCGGATGACTTGACATACGACCGGCAATGGGTTAGAGTACAGATACAACTTCAGAACGGGCATACAACGTCAAGTGAACCCATACGCCAGCGGGTGAGCGAGCGCATAGAGCGAAGCAACACGGCTTGACATACGGCCCACAATCTGATAGTTTGACCGCTAGAGAACATAGTTCTCGACGCAAAGCGCAGAGGCTATGCCTCAAGCGCCTACAACTGAATAGCAAGGATCGTAGATCGCTTGCAAAGCGCTGAGACTTCGTCTCTAGCGCACAACAACCAGCCAGCAAGATCTAGGCGAGACACACCGGTTACCCCGGCTGCGGATAACAACCGCCGAGAGCTCTACGACCCTAGTGCAAATCCCAGAGATGGGGGCTTGGCGATCACAAACTTTTATGACTACCAGGCTTGCGCTTGAGATACAGCGTGTGCCCGGTGGTCGGCCACGGCAGGTTCGCCCTCTCGATATGACCGTAGAGGTTTGGTCCGATTCCAAACGTGGCACGCAAGACCTTTTTATTTACCCACGTACTTGACATACGACCTGAACGAAGTTCGGGGCGTCCAAGCGCCGTGATCTTCGATCACAAGCGCACGACCCTAGGAGACAACGATGTCCACCAACCAGGTTCGTACCACCGAATCGGAGATTCGGGGGTTCAAAGCGCAGCGATCTCCGATCGCAAGCGCTACCGCGTACATCGACGGACGGGTGTACGTGTCACGCGGTAGTTCGTTCGTACGGGTCCGATGAGGCTTGAGATACCACCAGACGAGAGGTGTGAAATGACCGAGGTATGGAAGCGCAGAGCCACGTACAGTGACGGATCGTTAGTACGGGTGGGTGACAACATCCGCTATCACCAGGCCCCAGGTGGACTAATGTCGCCGACCGTCAAGCGTCTGCCGGATGGATCTAGCACGGTGTGGTGCCACGGAACCGCTGTGTTAATGCCTTGGTATGAAACGCAAGAGCGGAGAGCGCAAGCTACAGCTTTAGGCGTCGACGTTGACGAGGTCGTGTTGAAGTGTGATACCTGCGTGGGTAGTTACCACTCACTGTTCAGTCACGTTATCGAAAAACGGTAAAGGCATGGGCACGTTGATACACCTCGTGGTTGCCGGTGTGTTCGGTGTTGTAGCCGTGGCCGTCGCCACTAGAGGTTTGACGAGATACGAACGCAGACACCCGGTTAGACGTGATTAGGGATGAAGCTATGAGGAAGTGGAAGATCCACAAATCGGTAGGGGGTTGGTGGTACGTGGCGACATCCGGCACGTACCAGGGTAGGGCCGTCTATTGGGTTCACGCCGAGTTCCGTTCTGGTGCTGAGGCTATAGCAGCATTCGCGGCAGGTGGAAGATGAACACCCAAAATCGTTGGTACCCGGACGTGAAGCTACCCGACACAGACACCTACGAAGAATTCACGGTGTACGTGAACTCGGGTGAGGCATATGACCGTTTCCGCGACTTCTGCCGATCACTCGGCAGCTCAATCGATTACTCATGGAATGACACTCACGATGTCTGACCCTGCAATCGAAGCGAGGGCGAAAGCCATTGCGCGCATTGGTGATGGATTGGCGAGTGTGTCACTCGGGTACGCGGCAGAGTGTGGCGCCCGTGAGATGGCTAAGTCGGTACAGGAACTACACAAACCTTTCAAGGTCTACCCGGACAACGAGATTGAACTGAGAAGGCGCCGATTAGGTCGGTCGCAACTAGCCCATCTACGTACCGGAAAGGTGGAACTACCCCCGCAGATCAGGTGTGGCCACTGCTACGACGAAGACGGCGATCCTGTTGCGTGGCCCTGCGATACCGCTAAACGGGTCTACCCAAGTGAGGAACTAGAGCGATGAGCCCAACGAAAAGGTTTGAGTCACAACCCTAACCACCCACGATAAAAGGCATGAGCTATCGCTCATGTCGACACCAGACCGCCCCCGATGACTACACACTCCCCCGGAGACGTATGGGCTCCCGGAGTCGCTGTGTGTAGCACGGCGGGCAAACACCCCTGAATGGTTGCTTAGCACTTGCTAAGTGGCGCAATCGTTTTGCGCCCAGGGGTCCAAACTTTCTTATTGATTTGAGGCATCCTATGTACCCGGAGCAGTTTCTTACCAGGTACCAAGCCAACGTCAGCAAGCGTAATGACGGCGACTGCTGGTTGTGGCTTGGGTACACGAATAGCTCCGGCTACGGGGAGATTCAACTGAATCGTAAGAAGATGCTTGCCCATAGAGTTTCGTATTCCATAAACAACGGACCGATACCTGACGGGTATCACATCGACCACGTGTGCATGGTTAAGCGCTGTGTTAACCCACACCATCTACGGATCGTGTCGCCAAAACAGAACATGGAGCACCGCCTACCGTATCGCAACTCATCTACGGGTGTCCGGGGCGTTCGTTGGGACGCTCAAAGAGGTAAGTACCGAGGACAGGTTACGCACCAGGGCAAGCACATACACGTTGGGACCTTCTCGGATCTACAAGAAGTCGAAAGAGCCGTCATAGCCATACGTAATGAGCTGTTCACCCACAACGACCTAGACCGGACGTAGCGCGCCGGGGGCACCAAATCAAAGGTATGACAACAACATAAGGAGCGACATGACAACGATGTCGGTAGTCGATGTTGAGAGCATCGTGGGGGACATGCCCGCGCAGGCATGCGAGTGGGACATGGAGGGTGGACCCTGCTCCGCGGAAGCTCAATGGGCCATGCGTGTGCACTACATACGACCGTGTGTGGACGAAGTGGTGCTTTTCTGTGATCGCCACCATGACCTAATCAAAGGTGAGTACGCGGACGCCCAAAGGAGAGACGGTTCGTGTGAGCGCTGTGGGGTACGACCGGGGGACGTGTATTCAGAGGCACGGCTATGACCACGTTCTACCGGCTGACGGTATCGAACGTCATCACCGGCCACGACACCACCGAATACCCGTCCAACTGGGACCAGGGTGTAGGTATGGCAGCCGCTTACGCGGCGGACAACTCGTATCGGATGGATATCAAACACCACGACGAGAACAAAACCACCTGGTGGTTCGTCTGTCCGACAATGGGATTCGCAGGGTACGCGACGTTGGAAAGGGTATTCGAGTGAGCGAGCTAGTACTACAAATTCGTGACGTGTCGGACAAGGATAATCACCGGCATACGGTGAGACACTCAACTTGGTAGCCGTGGAGGACCGGATCGCGCATCTTACATCACTGCTGACGTTTTGACTAGGGGAGAACTACTCTATCTAGTTGATGAATCCATGAGAAACCGGACATACGTACTGGTCAGAGCGGTAATTGGCTCACCGACGTATGTAAGATAACGACTTGGTAACGAGTGACATACGCGTCAAATCTTTGTGAACACTTGTTGTAATCTGTGTCACAGGACGGGGACTCCTGGTACGTCACAGCCCGACGAAAGGGGCCAGCCTTGCTATGCATTGACTTGACAGGTAATCTTGTTGCACTTGACAAGAGACCCGAACGGAGAAGTAGATGGACCGAACTATTACACCCCAGTTGACTAAACCAATAATAGAACAACTGATGAACCAGGGTATGAACTTCACGGAGATCGGTAACGAGTGGGGTATGACTCGATCCGGGGTTTCGTGGATCTACAACAACTACGGGGGTAAAACCCTTCGTAAGATGATCAAGGAAGTCATGCCTTTCAAGGTACCCAACAAATTCAACCGGGCTTACGCGTTGAAACGTTTGCGTGAGCACGCTGAGTACGTCATCGTCGGTAACGTAGATCGATACACCGACGAGCGCAGGAACAAACTGCGGTCGTTCCACAAGAAGATGGTAGACGAAGTGGTGGAGTACAACCCGGAGACCGGGTTTACCTACAGGACTAGAGAGCCAAGTGACGACGGTCTAATGATTCGCGTGAACGAGCACACCAACATAACTGAATACGGAGAAGAGCTATGGAAACTACCCACACGCGAACTTTAGAAAGCTGGTCCCGTCGTGCTACAAGCTGCCCCGCATACTCAGACCCTCCAGATTGATGCTCTGCCTTGGCTTATCGCCAACACCATAAAGATACACGGAAACCCGTGCCTCATAGTGCATCGTAGTAACAAGTTGTCGGATGATGACGCACTCTATCGACCCGTAGTCGAGTTCCTTGCGTCGCATCCACATACGGTCCAGTGTGGGCCGGACGAACGGTTCGACTTCAACTTCAAAGGCGGCATGGGGACTGTGACGACGTACAGACTGGCGGTGCCGTAGGTGAAACTCAGTGTCTCCCAGTACAAGCAATACGAGCGGTGCCCGTACTCGTGGTACCTGTCTCGGGTTGAGAAGGCGTGGCAACGGCCAGCGGCATGGCTGCCGCAGGGGTCGGCGGTGCACGAGGCGGGGGAGGCGTGGGAGCGATCCGGTCGGACGATGACCCTGGAAGAGATGCAACAGGTCTACACCGAGTCGTACGACAACCACGTCAATACATACTGTGACGTAACACCGAACTTGGAGTGGTGGTTCTGGTCGGGGCCGTACAACGGCGAAGCCGACATCAACCGCCGATACGACCTCGGACTACAGCAGTGTGGCCGGATGTTGGACTGGTACGGGAAACACCAGGACGAGGTTGTGTGGATCGCGCCGGACGGCACACCGGGTATAGAGCTCGGGTTCGACATCGATCTAGACGGTATCGAGATTCGTGGGTTCATCGACTTGATCATGTCAAACTTCTGCGGAGACGAGATATACGTCCGGGACAACAAGACGGGTAACAAGCCTGGTGATGACTTCCAACTCGGGGTTTACAAGGTGGCGATGGAAGTTACCCACGGCGCGTATGCGCCGACAGGGGACTATTGGATGGGTCGGACCGGAAAGCCCACGAAGCCATACGATCTCAGCGACTGGACCCGAGAGACGGTGCGGGACAAGTTCGTAGAACTACAGGACAACATCAACGCGGGAAACTTCCCGCCCAACCCAGAACCCGATCGCTGTCGGTTCTGCGATGTTTCGTACTCATGCCAATACAGTCAGGCTTAGTGCTTGACATACGACCAGGAGGTTCGATGGGTGGCCCAATAAAGATCGGCCCCCGGTCAGTGACTCGGGACGGTAAAGAGTACCCGTTAGAGCCGTGGCAGATGGCTGAAGTCACACGGGCGTATGAAGAGTTGACTGAAGACGGCTGGCCCCCAACGGAGGCCGAAATGTCTGAGTTCAATAGATTCGTGACGTTGATGACTCGGTTGGACGACACCTGGCGGCTACTAGATCGGGTGATCGCTACAGACGTCCACCCCACGATAGACGGTGAAGACTGCTACGTCTTTATAAAAAAGGGTGGGGATCGGCCTACAGATCGGTGGTCGATTACGTACAAAAGGGTTTCCGCCTTCTGGGGTTAGAGAGGATATATTATGAAGACCCTACTTGCGGCTGTAATAGCAGTGCTGTCAGTGGGTTTCGCCGTACCGGCTGCCGCTGACCCATACCACGATCCGTACCACCCTGACTACATCCGGGGATGGTGCCCCGGTGGTGGGACCAACGAGGGTGTAGGTGTGTCGTCCTCCAACCTGACGGGTTGGTGCAACGGTGTTCAGTACCCGGACGGGACGTTCTGGCACCAGACGGCGTACACGTCGTTCGGACGGTTCCGTATCGACACCGCGTGCAAGACGCGGAACGGGATTCTGTTGTCACCCGCGCCTTCTGGTGGGTGTGGAGGTGAATGGTGAGGCCACAGAGGCAGTGCCCCACGTGTGGAAGTTGGACGATTTGCATTTGGGGCGAGTGGGAACACTTCAATGAATCGACTCAACGATGGGGTGAAGCGTGCCCACGGGAGGTTGTGAACGTACTTGTCGATGATTAGACAGTTCATCGTGGGTGTATGCGGGCTTTGTGGTGAGCCTCTTACGGATAGTCTGCGCGGTGCACCCGGACCGTGGACGTCCTACCCGATACCCGATAACCACGTGTGCGGAGGGACCTCACCGGATGCTGACTCTTAGACAGGCCCTGTACCAGAAGAACGACTCAGGTGTACCACTACCCACGGTGTGGACGTCGTTGGAAAAACACGGCATCCGGTTCCTGCAAGGTCAGTATGTGATGATCTGTGCGGCACCGGGTATCGGTAAGTCGGCGTTCGTCCTGACCAAGGTGTTGGAGTCCGCCGTACCGGCGCTGTATCTGTCGGCAGACTCCGACGAGTTCACCCAGACAACCCGCGCTATGTCGATCCTGAACGGGTGGACTATGGAGAAGTCGGCACAGATGTACCGCGACGACAAAGAGCGAGCGGTGCAGACGTTAGAAGACTCTCGGGTGTTGTTCGACTTCAACCCCAGCCCTACGCTCAAACATATTGAGGATGTGGTCAATTCCACGTTGGAGCTGTGGGACGACTACCCGCACATCATCGTGGTAGACAACATCACCAACGTGATATCGGGGTTCGCCGGTAATGACGAGGACCCGTTCGGCGGTCTTGAGTCGTTGAACGACTACCTGCATTCGATGGCCCGGAACACCGGGGCGTGTGTCGTCGGGCTGCACCACGTGAAAGCCGACCACAACGACGGAAACAAGCCAATACCGTTGTCGGGCATCAAAGGTCAGATATCGCGTACACCGGAGATGATTCTTACGTTGCACCGTATCCCGTCTGACCACGGCCCGGATACGTTGAACGTCTCGGCGGTCAAGAACCGTTCTGGTCGGGGGTTCCCGTCTGGACGTTCGTACGTCAGCCTCCAGTTCGACGGAAAAACTATGGATATCAAGGATTTTCAGTAGTCGTCGTGTTAGCCAGCAGAGCTGGCGACACTAGGCGCGAGCTTTCGCTCGTGCCGTACTTGACATACGACCCAATGTAGAAAGGAGCCGCCGGTGTGCGGACAGTGTGATGCATTAGACGACCTGATGGAACCGTACGACGAGTGGCGGTTGGAGGGGTTGGTCAACGCATACGAGAAGGTTGAAACGGCCCCGGTTGATTACGAGACCGCCAAGCGGTTGTTGGGCCATGCTCGGGAACTGCGTTCGTGGTTCAACGCCGAAAGCTACTGGCGTAACAACATCTTCCGTTGGCTGGAAGCGGAGAAACAGTGGCAGATACACCAGGAACTCGTCAATAACGATCCGGTGTACAAGGCCGCAGAACGCGGGTGGCTAGCCATGCGTGAGTTGTGCCCCCGACTGGATGGCGTGGATACCTTCGCCCAAATGGGAACCCTACTTATGAACCGTTACGCCGTATTCGCCAAAGCCGTTCTAGACCAACAGGAGAACTAACCATGACTACAACCATTACCCCGATGGCACTCGCCAAGCCGAGCTTGGTTCGGCAGCGTATCGGTTTCGGTCTTATCGACCGGGTACCTACGACGTGGACCCACAAGAGGGTCGACCCGGCAAGCCCGGACCCGAAGCGTCCGTTGATCATCGAGACCAAGATGACCGGTTGGGCGTACAAGAACCCGTTGGCGGGCAACGTGTCTCAGCTGAATGTGGACCGGTTTATCGAGCGGGTAGGCGTATGAGACTCCTTCCGTTAATTGTGTACTCCGAAGTCGTGTACCACATCGGTGTGGTCATGGGTGCTTTCGGAGGGGTTTACGGGTGGTATCCGTCATGAACCTGTCTATCGATGTGTTTGGCGTCCGTTTTGTTGATCTGACGCTAGCCGTCGAAGACGGCTACGCTACCGGCGCAGCGCGTTTCGCGCGTGCGCTACTTGACATACGACCCACCGAGGCGGTGGAAGTGGATCGGATCACCCGCAGGGGTGTTCGTGCGCTGTCCCGTTGGTGGGTGGAGAGGATGTTTTAGATGAGTACGTGGCTGGCGGCAGTTATATTGTCGGGGGAGTTAACGCTATTGGCGGTTTGGGCGGTTTGGTGGGGGTGGTTCTCGTGACCGCACCGTTGAATCCGACTGAAGCGCTGCGGAAGGTGGCGCACGATGCGCTGGACGAGGCGATTGACCAGCTTGTGACTCTCGTCGGTGTAGGCGTCAGCATCCCCGAGGGGCCACCTGTTGGCACCATCGCACGACGACCAGACGGGGAGTGGATTGCATGGCGCACCGAAGACGGTTGGGGGTACCGGTTCATCGGGGATGAGGAACCGAACGAATGGCCTCCCGGTAGTAGCATCGCCGACTTTTGGCCTGTCATCTTCACCCCCGGCGAAGCCGTGGGCTCTGGCCCCACCACCGATGGTGGTGAGACCTACGACCCGAGGGAGGGCGAGGCTCTGCGGCAGGCCGGACCATGTCAAAGCATCGACCCGGTATCTGAATTGAAGTGCAGTCAGACATTGGGGCATGAGGGGAATCATGGAACTTGCTCCGGGTTGGAATGGCCTGACCCAACAGCACAACAGGAACCGGTGATCCGGGGCACCGTCCAGGACGCGCTACGCCCCGACGATGTGGCGCTGCTGGAGACGGACCCGATGGAGTTCGTTCGGCGGACACAACAGGAACCGGGCGAGTCTCTGGCGCGTGGTCTGGACGACCTTGCCGCTGGGCGGGTATCCCGTAGGGACGACTACCTGGAGCCAGAAGACCCGGAATACTGCGGTAACTGCGATGGCCGCAAGTGCATGGGCTGCGTGTTCCGAGAGTATGACCACGACTGTGCCGATGACTGCCCGGACTGCTGCACGACCGCTCGCACACCCCGTGTCGTTGACCGCCTAGGGGTAGACGAGCAGGGAGCGCGGTGGCGGGACCGCGATGGCGACGAGTACTGGTTCAATGGTCATAGGTGGTGCGACAGTGGGGGCTCAGACGGGAAGTATGAGTACCTGCAAGGGTATGAACCTAACATGGCGTCCCCATACACAGAGGTGTTGCCAGATGTGGGTTGACATCGGTTTAGCCGCAACGGTTGCCGGTGGATACCTACTAGCGGTGCTGGTGATCTGCGGGGTAGGACGTGACAAGACCTAAACCCCGAATCTGTGTGGACTGCCTGTCGTACGGTATACCGACAAAGAGACATGCACCGCACCCTGGACCTCGCTGCGCCACACACCACCGGGAGAAGCAGGCCAAGACCCGTTCTACCGCTTGGGAATCTCGGTTGATGAAGAACTTCGGATTGACACCGGAAGACTACTGGAAGCTGTATGAATACCAAAACGGTAGGTGCTATCTGTGTCAGAGAGCGTCGGGTCGTACGAAGCGGCTAGCGGTTGATCACGACCATTCAACCGGTTTGGTTCGGGGGCTTCTTTGTTCACACGACAACCTGAAAGTCATTGGCCACAGCCGGGATTCGGTGGAGTTCTTCCAACGAGGTATCCAGTACCTCACTAACCCACCGGCGTTCGACGTGATCGGCAAGGTAGTCGCACCTATCGAGTCAGGCCAAGGACTTGACATACGACCAGAAACGAAAGAAGAAACATGACAACGTATCCACTATGGGCTGACATCCCCTCCGGTGTCACGGTTTACGTACCAAACCACGAACTACTAGCGATCAAGCTGGAAAACGCCACGCTGGTGTCTATTACCGAAAACAAGGGGCGAGCGGGGTGGATTCAAACTACCGGTCGTCTCAAGGGTCCGTTCGAGGACGTGTATGGAGAGCTGGTGTCCCTGGAGGAGTGCATCGTTCCGAAACCCGCTCCGAGGCAGTGGCAGTCACTACAGGACGTACCAAAGGGCGTTCAGGTTAGAGACAACGAGGGTGATCGCTGGAAGCGCAAGAAGGGCGCTTGGCACTACAAAGAGGACGACACCTGGTACTCACGCGACACGATCTGCCGCGCAGACGACTACGGACCATTCACGGAGATCGTGAAGTGAATGTCCCTGATAACCGCCGTCATCCACCGGTACCACCCGGAATGGGTTCCGCCGCCTGATAAGTCGCTTTGGTGCCGTTGTTCGTGCCCGTTTCACGGTGACGAAACACCATCAGCCGCAGTCAACTACCGCGTAAACGCCTACAACTGTATGGCTTGTGGGGTTAAGGGTGATGCACTGGCACTGATCAAATCGCAGGAAGGGGTGACCCATCGAGAGGCAGTCACGATCGCACAGACTCTTCTTGAAGGAGGCGACGGAGAAGTACCACCGGTCGTTCAAAGACAGCAAGGCCGAAGAGTATTTGGCGAGTCGGGATCTAACAGTACCGGCGATAGTGGACGAACCGGAAGACAAAGCGTACTTCCGAATCGGGTACGTAGACGACCCTTTACCGGGGCATGAAATGTACCGGGGGATGCTAGCCCTACCGTACTTGCGTAAATCGTACGAGTTCGGTTGGGGCGTAGCGTCTATCCGGTTCCGGTGCATCGAAGAACACGAACACCACGGTCACGGTAAGTACATGACGGTCGCGGGGGACCGGCCACGGTTGTACAACACGTTGTCGTTGTGGAAGGGCGCGGAGAAGGTGGCGATCACCGAAGGCGAACTAGACGCTATCGCCGCCGAGTCGTGCGGTATTCGGGCGGTCGGGGTTCCTGGTGCCACTTCGTGGCAACGGTATTTCCGTGAACCGTTCCTCGGGTATCAGACGGTGTACATCCTCGCGGACGGGGATGACGCCGGTATGCAGTTCGCCAACACCGTTGCGTCGGATCTACCGAACGCACGGATTGTTCCGATGCCAAAAGGCTCGGACGTTAACGACTTCGTTCTCAGAGAAGGACGAGAAGCATTGAAAGACAGGTTGAAATGAGTGTTTACTACCCCCGACGTACAGATGCTGTTGTGGCCATCACCTACAACGATTCACAGTCGGTAGAGGATATCTACGATGCCCTTGGGGGGCCAGAGATGACGATTACTGTTAGACCTCATCAGGCCGACATCCTGGCGGCTGCCGGCTTCCGGGTGGGGCAGGGGATGGTTGTGGTGATCGACCCACGTACCCGGCAGGTCTTGGAGACCATGGACTCGTGGGACTTCGCAGAAAAGTACAGCAAGGACGGGTTGTGACCGACCGGGCGTTCGTAGTTCTGCCCAAGCCTGGATCTGTACGCCGACGCGTGGACAACCCATTTGCAGGTAGTGAGGAAGTGGCACCGTTACCCCCGAAGCGCCGGGAGAATACATATCGAGATGGAGCTATGCAGGACTGGGTATTTGGCCTTCGAAGGTTCCTAGTCGCCAGCTACGGAGGCGTGTTCCAGCGGTTCGACAACGACGGCGCGGATGGCTGGGGCACGTTAGAGAGGATCTCGTGGCCTGATAACCCCTACCTACCCGATGGACAGTCGGTGGCAGTGTGATTCAAGTATTCGGGAAGCCGGGTTGCCCTGGCTGCGAACAGGTTAAGAAGCTGTTGGACCGCGAAGGTGCGGTGTACGAGTACTACGACATATCGACAACGGATAATGACTGGGCGATGGATGTTCTGAAAGAACATGGCGTCAAACAGGTCCCGTTGGTGTTGTCGTGGACCCATCAACCCATTGTCGGGTTCAAACCAGACGTGATCAAACAAGTAGTGCGGGCTTACGAGCAATCCGCACCTTCGGGCGTACCGCCCTTGACATACGACCAGGAGGGTCGGTGACAGAGAGCATTTTGCAAGAAGCAGAACGGATCATCAACGGGGACAGGGCCGAGCAGTACGGTGACCCAAAGGTTATGTTTGAGCGTATCGCGGAGTTCTGGACATCGTACCTGTACCCGTTCACCGAGGCTTTAACACCGGTTGACGTAGCCAACATGATGGTCCTACTTAAGATTTCGCGGTCCAAGGCGGCGGTTGATCGTGGCGAATATCACCGTGACGATCACGTCGACATCTCCGGGTACGCCGGTCTGACGGAGAAGTTGGCCGACGACCCCAACATCGTTCAGCAACCTAAGGTCGGGCCTACCACACTGCGACAGTGGTGGTCTTTGGAGGACGTACCAGCGGGGATTCGCGTTGCGGACCTGGACGGCTTTGAACTCGTAGCTTCCGAAGCAATTTTAGAAGACGACTACGACCGCAGATTCTGGTTTGATTACGCACCGTTCACAGAGGTGTTGTAAGCCGAAGTGCCCAGGTTTTTCACGTGTGCGATGTGTAGTCGTGAGGGGCAATCGGGTGACTACGGTCCTCTGCGGAAGTACTGCGACACATGCCGGGTGAACCGTCACACGACAGCGGCGGCCAGGTCGGCGGCTAAGTACGCGATTGAACGCGGACGGCGGATTAGGACGTATGACCCGGACTACTTCTATAACCGAAGTTTGGTAACTAACTACGGCATCAACCGCGAAATATACGACGAGATGGGTAACAGGCAAGGGTGGGTCTGTGCCATCTGTGCGGGTCCTCCGTTGCAGGGCAACGGCAATCGACTAGTAGTCGATCACTGTCACCGGACCGGCAAGGTTCGCGCGCTCCTATGTGCGCGTTGCAACAAAGGCATTGGTTATTTGAAGGATGACCCAGATTTAGTTAGGAAGGCGTTAATGTACTTGGAGAAGCATAGTGTCTAAACGCATCTGCGTCGTCAGTGATATCCAGTGGCCTTACCATGATAGGCGGGCCGTTAAGGCAGTAATTCAGTATATCCATGATACGGACCCCGATGAGGTTGTACTGATCGGTGATTGTCTGGATTTCCCGCAACCGGCACGGTGGTCCAAGGACACCCGATCGGAGTTCGAGGGCTCAATCTACAACGACGTCAAAGGATTCCAGGAGAAGGTGTTGGCCGTCCTGCGGGACGGATACGACGGACCTATCGGGATGCACGAAGGCAACCACGACCTGCGTCCTCGCGCGTATCTAGAGAAGTACTCCCCGGCGCTGGCGGGAACCAACGCGTTCAACATCGAAGTGCTTTGCGACTTCGAACAGTTCGATATCACGTTGTTGCCGACGTTCTACGACATCGCTCCGGGTTGGGTCTCTACCCACGGTCACCTTGGCGGTATCTCGCTGAACCGTATCGCCGGTAATACGGCGATGGGTGCGGCCCGGAAGTTCAACAAGTCGGTCGTTATGGGTCACACCCACCGTCTCGGGATCATCTCGGAGACACGTGGTTACGGCGGGAAGGTGACGTCGCAGCTGACCGGTATGGAAGTAGGGAACCTGATGGATATGACGTTGGCCCACTACCTGAAATCCGGCACTGCTAATTGGCAGCAGGGTTTCGGACTTCTGACGGTCGACGGCCAACACGTGAAGCCGGAAATCGTAGAGATCAAGAAGGGTCGATTCTCGGTCGACGGGGAAGTTTGGGAGGTATAGGCGCTATGAACGGAGTTCATGAGCTGGAGGACCCTGCCTTTGACAGGAGCCGTACTTGACATACGACCCGACGGATCGGTTGGTCGGAGATGGTTGGGTGCGCCTGAAGGTTGGAAGCCAAAGGGCTACAGATGAATACCTTCTGCACCCTACCCGTCCATGGTTGAAAGCGGACCTAGCCCGTACCGATGGATCGGCACAAATCGATCTGACGTTCTACGAGATTGTGGCGGACTTTTGGCTGAGCTTGACACAGTAATAGACGGGATCTTCCGACGAGCCGCCGCGAAAGCGTTGTTGGAGTGGGGTTGGGATGAGAGCCAGTACCTAGACGATCTAGCTCAGTCTATGTGGGTCTGGTATCTCGAAAGTCCTGGTACGCAAAGGCAATTCGCGAATCTTCTAGCGGAAGGCCAGATCCCGTTAGTTAGGAATCTAGCAAACCACGCGGCGGTCCAGATACTTGTGGATGAGTCGATTGAGAACGACTTATCTAACAACAAGATTGTTTACTCCACAGAGTCAGTTAAGGACGCTTTGAAGGGCCGGTCCACTAACAAGTATCTGCACGACTTGATACCCCTGGCACTCCAGCTGGTACAACAGCGGGACGACGAACTGGAGGACAGGGGATCGTACCGGGGGTACGCCGAAGCAATACGGTCCAGGTACACGGACGGGCTCGTACCCAAGGGCAGTGACGCTGATCGGTTGACCAAGGCGCACAAGACGGTTGCGGTGGAAGTAAACAATTTGAACCTCTCGTTTGACGGGGGGACATTGGGTAGTTGCCACCGAATACCTGCCGAACAGCGAAAGCGCAAGGGGCAGTATGGAGATCCAACCGGTGACGTGGCGATGGCGCTAATCGAGCACGGGGACAACATCATCCCGGTAGTGGATCGAACCGGGGAGGTAACGGCGATAACTACATATAGAAGGGAGTTCTACGGTGATGAACTTATTCGACGGCCAGTTTAACGGGATGCCACATTCCGAGATGTACAGGGCGGAAGTGTTTCCCGAACTCTTCCCGCACGAGAAGCGGATGCGGATCGAGAACTGGAGCCAACAGGACCGCGAGATGTATTGCGGCGGTGTGTATACCGTATGAAGTATCGCAAGAAGCCGGTGGAGATTGAGGCGATCCAGTGGAACGGTGTTAACCATCTGGATCTCAATGAGTTCGCGGGACTGAAGTTCGCAGTAATCCCCGAGGTGGACCGTGATTTATGCGGAGACCCCGAGGCTACGGCCCAGATCTTCGACGGTCTGCACTCTACTTGGGTACTCGTTTACACAGGGGATTACATCGTCAAGGGCGTAGAGGGTGAGTTTTACCCTTGTCGTCCTTGGATTTTCGACCAGACTTACGAAAGAGGGCCGTGGAAGCTGTGAATTGGGGACCGTCTGGAGAGATTGTCTACGGCAGAACGTACAGCCGCACAAAACCCAACGGTGAAAAAGAACAGTGGCCAGAAACCGTTGAACGCGTAGTCGACGGAAACCTAGCCCTTGTCGATGAGCGGTACCAGCTGGAGAACGAACGCGAAGATCTAATCCGTCTGATGACGGACTTCAAGATCCTCCCCGCTGGTCGTCACCTATGGGCGTCGGGCGTTAAGAACGCGCAGCATCTTTTCAACTGCTGGGTATCGGGTTGGACCGACAAACCTTCGGATCACTTCGAGTTCACGTTCATGAGGTTGATGGAGGGCGGGGGAGTAGGGGCTAACTACTCCAACCGGTTCCTACAGCACTTCCCGTTGATTCAACACTTCCTACAGGTAGAAATCGTCTGCGACCCAGAGCATCCCGATTACGAAACACTCAAGGCCGAAGGCGTGTTGTCCACGCTGTACGACTACGAGTGGGAGGGTGCCTACCCGATTGAGGACTCTCGGGAGGGTTGGGCGGCTGCACTGGTCGACCTGATCGACACCCACTACCGGGAAGACACCGTTCACTTCAACCGGGTTTACGACGTGTCGCGGATACGGCATGCGGGCGCTCGTCTGAAGACGTTCGGCGGTCGTGCATCGGGTCCGCTTCCGTTGGCCCACATGCTGATCGAAGTGTCGAAGATCCTAAGTAACCGGGCGTTGGACGCAGAGTTCGGTCCCCGTATGTCGGCGCTGACCGGTATGGACGCCATGGAGATAGACCACGAGATCGCCAAGTGTGTTGTAGCCGGTGGTGTTCGCCGGTCAGCTCGTATGGCGATGATGCATTGGGCTGATGAGTGGATCGAGGAGTTCATAAACTGCAAGGCCGACTCGGGAAAACACTGGACGACCAACATCTCGGTAGAGGTGGACGACGAGTTCTGGGACGCTGTCAACGGAAACCGCTCCGATCCGTGTGTCACGGAGAACGCCTTCAGGGTGTTAGGAGAACTGTCGGTAGGAGCGGTACGCAACGGTGAACCGGGTATGTGGGACTCGTCCCTATCCAACGTGGGAGAGCCGAACCAGGTCGTATGTACTAATCCCTGTGGCGAAATCACCTTGGAGCCATGGGAACCGTGCAACCTGGGCCACGTCAACCTGGCAGCGTTCGTAGACGAGTACGGAAACGAGTCGCTGTTCGAGGTCTACAAGGCTCACCAGCTGATGACGCGGTTCCTGATCCGAGCGACGTTCGCCGCTGTAGGCGACGACAAGTCTCGAGAAGTACTGGACCGCAACCGCCGAATCGGTGTCGGACACCTGGGGGTGGCCTCGTACCTGGCGATGACCGGTCGGAAGTACTCGGACGCACCGGCTGACCCGGAGTTCAAGGCGAAGCTGCGATCGTGGGCGGCTGCCGTAGACGACGAGGCCGTGAGGTTCTGTCACCAGCTGCGTATCCCTGTCCCGGTGAAGAAACGGACGGTGGCCCCTACGGGGACCATCGCCAAGATGCCCGGAGTATCAGAAGGTATCCACCCGATCTTCTCCCGGTACTTCAACCGCCGTATCCGGTTCAACACACGCGGTGATGATCTGGCGCAGGTGGACGAACTGCGAGAGCAGGGATTCCACGTCGAGGACGACCTGTACGCCCCGGACACGTTGGTAGTAACCATTCCTACCAAGGACACGCTAGTGGCCGCTGTAGAGGCGATCTACGGCCCGGAACGGGCAGAGGAGTTGGTGCAGTCAGCCGACGAGTTGTCGTTGAACGAGCTGCTGGCTTTCCAGGCGATGTACCAGACGTGTTGGGCGGATAACGCGGTGTCGTTCACGGCCAATATCGATTTGACCCGGTACGAGTGGACACGTGATGCGGGGTCTAACCCGGCTGCTTACGCGGCTGAGTACGTGTCAGAGCAGCTGGTCAAGTTCGCCGGGTTGATTAAAGGTGCGACCGTCTTCCCGGAATCGTCTATGCCCCAGAGCCCGTACGAGCGGATAACGAAGGAGGAGTATGAAGCGTCACAAGCCAAATCCGTCAGCGACGGCGTTGACGAAGAGTGCTCCAACGGTGGGGCGTGCCCGATTCGCTGAAACACGGGCCTTTCGAGGCGCGTTTCTGGCGCGGTGTAACACCCAGTAACACTGAATCCTGTTGGGAATGGCAGCGTTACTGCTGTCCTTCCACCGGGTACGGGCGCATAGCAGATCGCAGCGGATACAAGAAAATTGGCGCACATCGCGCGTCTTGGTTGATCCACAACGGGGACATTCCCGAAGGGATGTTTGTCTGCCACACGTGCGATAACCGCAAGTGCGTAAATCCGTCTCACCTATTTTTGGGTACCGCTGCGGACAACTGCCGGGATATGTGGGAAAAAGGCCGGGGTAGTAAACCCCCGCTGTCCCCACCAGGAAGATCCGCGTCGGAGCGACAGGAAGCCAACAGGATTCGTATGGGTCGCACCCGAACACATTGCAAGCGTGGACACGCATTACCACCATATGAATCCGGGAGGAGGCGTCTGTGTTACGAACCGGAGTGCAGGGGAGCTCGTCGGTTCAACGCTCTCGGGCGCTGACCGGTAACGGTATGTGGGCAGCGATAGCCGCTGCCGTTCTCTACCACGAGATTAATTGTCGTGAAGGGGAACTCCTGTCGGAAGCCGTGGATCGGGGATTGGCTAAACACCCGGTACCTATCTACGTGCTCGTCCTAGTAACGGCAGCCCACCTACTGAATTGGCTGCCTTCTCAAACCGATCCGTATCACCTGATCGGTGTTTTGTTCAAGAAGTCGAAAGGCAAACATGACTGATATTGATGACGACCCGTTCGCACCCAAGACCCCGGAACCCGTTGTGGTGGAGAGCACGGGCGGTGGTGGGGGTTCGGGTGCACCGGCTACAGCACCTGTAGTGAAGGTCAGCGGCAGCGCCAAGGCCCCCGGTGAAGGGAAGTTGGTAACGACGCTGAAAGGCGGTGCTTCGTTCACAGACCCGTGGATCGTCCTACACGCGGAATCTCTGGAAGAGACAGAAGAGTTCTTCTCCGAAGAGAACGCAAAACGGGTGTCTGCCCTGATGGAGCGAGTGCAGAACGCGGGCAAGCACTTCGTGAAACTGGGTGGTGGTTCTACCCCCTCGGCGCAGGCTGCACCCGCACAGCCCCGGTCCAACGCACCGGCAGCGGCACAGTCGGCACCGGACGGTGACTCCCGCCAGTGCAAACACGGCGAGATGGTGTACCGCACCGGGTCGAAGAACGGTCGGACCTGGAAGGCGTTTATGTGTCCTTCTCCCAAGGGAACTCCGGACCAGTGCGACGCGGAGTGGATTCGATAGCCCGTGGCGGCATTCGAGGAACTGATGGAGGGGGCGGGGTTTGAACCCCCGCCTCCCCCGGAGGTGTTCGACTTCGAGGTCTACCTATCCGGGGAGGACGAACCGGTCAAGGTACCGCGTAGCAAGGCTACGTACGACGATGACGAACTGGTTCTCACTGCGGAAAGCGGAACCTACACCGCGTTTCGATGGGACGGCGTTCGGTACTACACGGGGAAGGCCGTGCGATGACCACCACCGAGTATGTCTACATGACCCAGGACGACTACGACGCTCTACACGACGAGGTCGAACGGTTGACCGAAGCCAACAAACGGCTGAAATGCCAGATCCGACAACAACCGTCGAACTCTAAGAAGCTGACCAAAGGCGAAGCCAAGCAGATCCGGGACATGTACCGCAAGGGCTACAAGGTGACTGAATTGGCGGACATCTTCGACGTCAACCATTCCACGGTCTCTCGGATCGTCCAACACGTGTATTGGAAAGGCATTTGATGAACATCGAGAAAGAGATTTACAAAGACATACTGGCACACAGTCTGTCTCCGATTGTGGTGTTGGCAGCCCTGAAGGCTACGCAGCACGCCTACGCACAGATGGGTGCGTATACGGACGAGATCCAAATGTTCGTCAAGACACTCGAAAACACCGCTGTTCGCATGGTCGAACAGTATTCGGGGTTGGACGACTAATGGACGAAACGCTGGAACACATTCTCCAGACCTACTTGTATGGCTCAGGTCTTTCCAAGGAAAAGTCTCACATGGCAACGCGCGTTATCTACCACATGATCATGGGGTACCAGTCACGCCGATAGGAGCGAAATGACCGAGGGCACACTTACGTTCGATATTGAAACGCACTCGGCAGAGCTGATGTACTCGATGACACCGGAAGAGTTCGTACGGCTGATCGGGTACGCGTGGGGTGACGGTGAGGTGGTTCTGACCACCGACCTGGACGAGATCAAACACCAGATCCTCAAGGCCCGCTGGATAATCGGTCACAACATCCACGCGTTCGACCTCCGGGCGGTGTTCGGTATCAAGTCCGACATCCCGCTAGAACTAGCCCAACAGCGGAGGGTGTACGACACGTGGACCCACGCGGCCCTGGTGAATCCGGCCCCGTACATGTTCACCAACCGCCACGGCAAGAACGCTCTTGCCAATTCCCCGGACAAGATGAAGCGGTGGTTCAGCCTGGACGAACAGGCACACCAGCTCGGGGTACCGGGGAAGACCCACGACCTGAAGGCGCTAGCCAAAGAGTTCGGAGGGTTCGGTTCTATCCCGGTGGACGACGAACGGTATCGGGAGTACCTGATCGGTGACGTCGTAGCGTCCCGAGTGGTGGCCCAAGAGCTGCTGAAGAAGGGCAAGCTGGACGACTACGCGCTGCGTGAACAGGAGATAGCGGCAAGAGCTGCCGTCATATCCTCCAACGGTTTGCGGGTCGACGTGGAGGCAGCCAAAGCCCGCGTCGAAGAACTCCGGGTTCGCCGTGAGGCGATCCTCTCCGAACTCCAGACCAAGTACGGTCTGCCGACCGAGGGTAAGAGCCCGTGGGCTACGACAGCCGGTAAAGAAGCCATCATGGCGGCGTTGGCCGATCACGGGATCACCCCGAAGTCCCGCAAGGACTGGACCAAGACATCTACCGGAAACCTGTCGTTGGGTGGCGAGGTTCTTACCGAGCTGACCAAAGGCACGTCTGCGGAAGACCTCGGGAAAGCGCTGGCGGAACTGAAGGGTCAGCGTTCGTTGGCTCAGCTGGCGTTGGACTCGACACACCCGGACGGGTTCGTACACCCGGATATCACGATGCTCCAACGGTCGGGGCGGTGGAGTACCACCGAGCCGGGGTTGACGGTATGGACATCCAGAGGCGAAGGTGCGGTGGAGAAGTCGTACTTCGTACCGGACAACGACGACGAAGTACTACTTGAGCTGGACTACTCGAACGCCGACGCTCGTATCGTCGCTGCCTACTCGGGAGACCGAAAGTACGCGGAGCGGTTTGAGCCTGGGGCAGACGGCCACATGATCAACGCGATAGCTGCGTGGGGTCGTGAGGTCGTGGAGTCCGACCCGAAGAAGTACCGGCAGATGGCAAAGCCGTTGGGGCACGGTTGGTCTTACGGTGGTCAGGCTCGGGGGTTGGTTCGGGTTACCGGCCTGCCGTTCATGACGGCCAAGAAGTTCTGTGACGGGATGGACGCGACGTTCGTCGCGTTGGTCGACTGGCAGAACCGGGTCCGCGACGAAGCTCGACGCGGGTACGTGATGAACGAGTGGGGCCGGAAGCTCTGGGTTGAGCAGGACCGGATCTTTACACAGGCCCCGGCCCTGAAGGGGCAGAACGGTACTCGGGAGATCGTGTGCGATGCGCTGTTGCGTATGCCGCCGCACGTACTGCGCCGGGTGAAGGCGCAGATCCACGACGCGGTGTTGTTCTCGGTTCCTCGTGAGAACTGGGAAGCGTGCCGAGATTACTTGGTGCGCCTGATGGAAACCGAGTTCCAACCCTCTGTCGGAGGCCAACGTGTCGACTTCCCGGTGTCTGCCGGACCGGCTGGGGCCAACTGGATGGAGGCTTCACATGAGTAGGCGTCACAGTGACGTTTCTAACTTGACATACGACCAGGAGGAAAAGTGGGAAATCAAGTCGTAATAACTGAACCTGTACAGAAACTTGTGGTTATACAACCGGTTTCGGAGGAAGCGCTGAGCGCCTTAAGTATTGCCGAAAAGAACGAACTGCGCGATATTGCCAAGCACGAGATGATGCTGATAGGGAACCTGGTTTCGGAGCCCAAGCGGACCATTTACAGACATGGGGACGAGATGACTGAGCCGTGGCCGGAACTCGTACCAACGAGTTACGTCCTTCTCCGATACGAGGCCCTGGCTATACCGCGTGGAGACGGCGATGGACATCCGTGAGTTCCTAGACGATGACTAGCTTTTCGTTAGTCGAGTCTGACCCCAGGTACATGATCGACTCGGACGGGACGGTGTACGGCCCCCGGAGGGTACTGCGGCCATCCAAGTACACCGGCTATCTGGTGGTCAGTATCGGGGGCAAGTCTCGCTCGGTTCACAGACTGGTTGCCGAGCACTTCATACCTAACCCAGACAACAAGTCCGACGTGGCCCATGAAGACGGTAACGGACTATTCAGCGCAGCGAGCAATCTTCGATGGGCGACCACCAGAGAGAACATGTCTGATCGCAATAGGCACGGCACTGATAACCGAGGTGGTAAGCACTGCTGCGCAAAACTCACTCAAGAGCAGGTTGAGTACATCCGTTCTATGAAGGGTTCTTATTGGGGTGTACAGACGGACCTAGCTAGACGGTTTCGCGTAACGGATAGCACCATCAACACAATTATGCACGGAAAACATTGGAAAGTGTGATGGATATACGAGAATTTCTCGATGAATTGTATTCACTGTGGGCGAAAACCACCGGGGCCGAAGACCGTTATTGGATGCCCCGAACCGAGCACGAGTTCCAAAGCGGTGGAATGTTGTTCGGCATTCGCGCGGTGGGTACAGAACAAGACGAACTAGTGGTGGCCGATACTTCGGGGTTTCACAACGAAGCCGATGTGGACTTCATCACCGCTATCCACGGCGCTCTGCCGGATCTGGTTCGTCGTACCCACGAGGCGTTGGACGAGGCTGATCGGTTGGACGAACAGCGGGACGAACAAGAGATCCGTATTGCGGGGTTGGAAGAGACGATTGACGAACTGAACGGTCGGATCAACGAATTGGAACACGACCTGTCGAAGGCATCGAAATGACGTTCCTACTGTCTACCGGGATCGTCTTCTACGCCCTCGTGTCCGTTCTGTTCGCGCTATGGCTATTCAACAGGACGTGGGACTCGCTAGCCGACCCGCTTTTCGGACAGATTGTTGATCGAAGCGAGACTCTTGCGGTAGTCGTACTCGTCTTTGGGATTCCCGCGTTGTTCGTCGTGTTGACCGTCGTTTGGCCCGTGCTGCTGTACCGACAAATCAGAAAGGAGCTGGCGGATGCTGACTGA